AACTGATCCCACTTCGGCATCAGTTTTTTCTTGTCGCCCACTTTTTTGTCATAGGTAGTCCAAAATTTTTCAAAGGGGATTTTCTTGTCGAATTCCAATTCGATGACCGGCGCTGTTTTTTTTGTCCCTCCTTTATTATTTAATACAGTAATACCACTTTCAATTTCACTTTCAGTATTTGCTTGGGTTTTTGCTGTAGCAAAATGTGTAGCAAATTCTTTGTTTTTTTCTGAAGTCTTTTTGCCGCCTGTTTTCCCCGCAGATGCCCGTTTGTCGCTGATATCGCCGTCCCGGACCATTCGTTTTTGACTTAGTACGTTGCCCCGAATTTGAATTACATCGGCCGCGAACAGTTCATCCAATCCTGCCTCAATATCGATTGAATCGAAGGGGAAATGTTTGGCAAGTTGAAGGGCAAATGAAGCGGTTATTTTGCTGCCGTTTTGCTTATATTTTTGATGCAGCAAAAGTTTTCCATAGACCTCTTCTTTATGCAAAAGACACATCAGCCGGATCATAATTCCGTGTGCGGCCGGTGAACAGTGAATCAACTTTTCATCGGTGACAAAATCCTTTATAAATAACGGCAAGTAGGGCTGATCCCGGAGGGCCATATAATCGGTATTGGGTAAAAGGAAACCCCCAGTGTGGCAGTACCGGGGGTGTAATTTCAGGGTTTGGGTCCTGAAAAGTACCTCCGTATTCATCTGCCACGATGTATACGGAGGGGGTATATTATTTGCGAATATGCGGAAACTGTCCGAACTGTGCAAATATTTCCCCGGGTTGTGGATTAAAAAAGTCCACCCTGCTGGGCCGGCGGCGCCCGTCGTTCCCATTCGGTGGGGGTCCATCCGGCATCCGAAAGGATCTTATTGGTTAGGGCATCGACCTGGGCTTCACATTTCTTTGCCCTGGCCACCACTGACCGGTCGCCATTGAAGAACCGGCGCTGCAGTTCGCGCATTTCCGTGACGGCGGTCAGGTAGTTTTCCGGGATCACCAGGGCCTTCTTCCCGGTCATTGGCGGATCTGATTTTGTTAAACCAGCTGGTGGCCAGTCGCCAGGATAAAGACATGGATATCCGATTTTCATATCTTCGCCGGCGGCTTCGTGTCGGGCGGCGCAATCGCAGTTAGGCTTTGAACAGGGCATATATTTTTGTTTTTATCGATAATGACATATTGTTTAAGATCCCAGTCATAGGATATCCCCCAGCGGCGAAACCAGCGGGTTATGGTACGGGTGCTGATGCCCATGAGGGTGGACATCTCCTGAATGGATCGGGCCCGAATTATGGCCTTCAGGAGTGTTTCCCGGTGCATTTGTTCAATGGTCTGAATCGGCTCCATACAGTTCAATTATCTTTTTGAGTAGGGGCCGCATGTGCCATAACAATCGACCATTATATCCCCCCCGGTAAAATAATCGGATGTCTGCCCGATATTTTTCCAGCAGCTGTTCCAGGATCTGCATTTCCTTGCTGAAGACCTGATCCTTTGCTTCCTGGGCCATTTCGGTGCGGGCGTCCCATACATATTTTTTGAGGGCTTCGCCCACCCGGGGATGCAGAAAGGTTTCCATTTCATTGATAAACCACATGAGCTTCCCCATCTTTGTTTCCGGTTCCTTTTTTTCTTTTTTCATGCCGTCAGAAATTTAATAAGGAAATAAATACCCCACCCGTAGAGGGAAAGGATGGGCGCACCGATGAACCAGCATTCGCCGGCCGTGGCCAGGACCAGGAGGCCGGGAATGATCAGGCGCCTCACTTCTTCTTTTTTAACTTCGTGACCGGCTTTCGGGTCACTCCCATGATGGTGTCAGTGAATTTATATTCGATGGTATCGGCCGGAATCCAATATCCTGAACCGATAGGAGCAAAAGCGGGCCCATCCAACGTAGGTGGAGCGCCACCCGATGATAAGCCCAGGGAATAGATGGTCGTTGGCTGCGGTACCGAATAAAGTGTATTTTGCAGGTTTAGCCATAAAGCGTCCTTGCCGATGATGGTCGGATAGGACGGCAATATCAGACTGGGTTCGTGAAACATTAAGGTAGGCCGGTCCTCCAAGGCCTTTATCCTTTTTCCCAGGCTATCTATTTTGGAATAAATGGCCAGCAGTTCTTCAAAAAAAGCGTTTTCCAGGTTATGATGCATATATTCCTGATCCTGGATGATCCGCTGAAACCGTTTAAATTTCTTTTCCAAGCTATCGGTATGCTGGATTGTCGTGAAATAGTCATCAAAGACCATCTTTTTGATCCATTGATCGGTTTTGGTTTGTCCCTGGGCCGTGAATATAGCAGACATGGCGATCAGGAGTAAGGGAATCTTATTTTTCATTTCATCCGTTTTTCTCTTTATAAGTGTCCAGATCAGACCGCCCGCGATCGGTGTAACGATGGCGATATAGATTATCCATTCCTTTCCCATAATACATTGATTTAAAAAGTAAAATAATACTCAACGGGATCCAGATCGGGGCCAGCCCGATTACGATTAGGATTCCCAGGCATGCCCCCAGTTTCTGCAGCATCCGTTCCCGGAAGTGTTTCTTTTTTCGTACCCGGCTGTCGGCATCCCCATCCATATCCGTGAACCGCCAGTTATAGGGATCGCAGTGATAGGTGGGCTTATTGTCGCACCGCTTGTACTTTGCGCCGGCTTTGATCATATTGTCGATCAGGTTCCAGTCGTGGTTATAGGCGGGAACGTGGGGCGGCATTTGCTTCAGGAAGTCGGTGCGGATGATCAGGGCGCAATGGCCAATCTTCCAGCTTTTTAGTTTGAACTGTTTGACCTGGCCTGCTTCCTTGTACTGGGAAAACCATACGAAGTCCAGGTCCGTCCCTTCGATGGCGGAAAGGTAGTTTTCGAAATGGTTCGGGTCGATCAGGTCATCATTCCCCTGGAAGACGAAGTATTTGCCGGTCGCATGCCGAATAGCAAAGTTGGTCTGATAATAGCCGCACCCCCCATAATTTGCATCGGTATTGAAGGAGCGGAACCGGAGATCATCGCCCAAGGTATTGCGGTAGAAAGGACAACCGTCCCCGATCACGAAGGCTTCAAAATCCTCCACCGTCTGCCGGCGGATGCTTTCAATCGCAGCTGCTGTACGGATGGGCCGCATATAGCAGGGCATCGATATAGTTATGCGGGGTCTCATTCGCCTGGGTATTGTTGCATGAAAATGGTGTAATTCGGATGTTTGGTATTGTCCCCCAGCAGGCGGGCAGGATTGCCCACATACGTTTTAAAAGGTTCGGTGATCAGTTTCTTCGTGACCACGGCACCCATCCCAATCATGCAGCCCCGGGCGATGGTCTGGTTTTGATGGATAATACAGCCCAGGCCAAGATTAGCATGAGCGCCGACTGTCGCATGGCCCCCTATCAATACATTGCAGGAAATGGTGGCTTTGCTTAAAACGATGGCATCGTGGCCTACATGAGCGCCCCGGAGGATCACCACATCATCGCCGACAATGGTGTCTTGTTTGGTCCCGGAATTGATCGTGACGTACTCCCGGATGGTGCAGTTATCCCCAATTTTCACACCGCCATCATATTTCCCGGCCCAGTATTCCCGATGTTCCGGCGGCGTGCCGATGGAACAAAATCCTTCAAAGCGATTGCAATTCCCTATGACGGTTTTGCCGGTTATCACGCAAAAAGGCCCAATGTGATTGCCGGATCCCAGTTTTACATTCCGGTCAATGATGGCGGACGGATGGATGTAGTTGTCATCGTACATAGCAGTTAATTTAGTGGTTTCCTGGGTTATTGGTTATAGTGGCAATGGGGAATACTGTCATGCTGGTGATCCCGTTCATGCCGGGCGCCGGCGACATAATCGACCAGTTCCGGGATTGTCTTCAGCACATTGGCGGCCGTCACGCTATCGGGGAACTTCAATTCCTGCCCGTAGTGGACAGCATCCATCTTGTTGGTGCCTTGGTAGTGAAACTTACCCATGAAGGTGTGCGGGCCCATGCGGATGGCCCACTGGCCGGTGCAGGAGTTTTTGACCGGGTGCGGAGCCACCAAGGCTTGGGAGAAAGCGGGGGCGACCACCAGGGCCAGCCCAAAAACAAAAATGCATCGTTTCATAATAAATATTTAATAATTAAAAAAAGAGCGATCACGAAAATTATTTGAATCCAACCGTAGTTAAAATCCCGGTATTCTTTGGATAATTTATTTCTTTTCATTGTCTGCGGGGGATTTAAGTAAAGAAATTATTTCTTCATTCTGTTTGCGTATTTCAGCGAATTCCGAAAAAATGTCCTGATAGACGGGGCTCAAACTGGATATCCTCCCGTATTCGGCCTGCACTATCCCGGTGATCTTTTCGATCAACCCTACAATGATCAGCAGGGCCAGGATGATCCCCATACCTATGATCGTGACCAGGAGGGGATGCCGCTTTATCCAATCCGCATATCCAACGGCCGCAATGAGGGTGAGGCTTTGAATGAGGTACTGGGGAATACCCAGCCATCCCCGGGCTCGGTCAATGTAGAGTTTGTTTTTTGCGATAAACCCCCGGATTCCCCGGGTGGAAGCTGTCAATGCTTTGGTGTTGACTTTCATAATTCGTTAAATAAAGAGTTTATAAGGAGGTCTTTTACACTTTCTTCAGAATCATCTACCGTTCCGGTAATGGCATCGTGTATGCCCTTTTTCTCCATAATAAGATCATAAATCTTCCGATCGATGGTATTTTCCCCCAGGAAGTAACTGATCGTTACCGGATAGATAGTACCGATACGGTGGATACGGTCTTCACATTGTTCGGCCTTTCCGAAGTGCCAGGGTAGTTCATACATGGCCAGATTGCTGGCCGCTGTCAGGGTATGGCCTTCGGCATCCGCCATCAGACTACAGATGATCCGCTTTGTGGTCGGGTCAGTTTGGAAGGCCGTCTTTCTTTTGGCCAGGAAGTCCGGAGCGGCGGTACCGCAAAGCCGGACGGTCCCCGGTTTATACCGATAAAGTTCTTCCTGGATGTCCTTATGAAAGGCAAAGATAACCGCCTTTTCATCTTCTTCATCCAGGCTGTCCATCCATTCGTAAATATGCTGCAGTTTCCCTTTGGCTGACAGATGCTTCAGGTGGCCTATTTGCACAAGAGCTTCCGCCCTCAATGCCTTATCGATCTTTCCATCTGTCATGTTCAGGCGTTCCTTCAGGAATTTCTGGAAGTTGTACTTTGCTTCGTCATATTCCTCCCGGTTGTCGATGTCACACAGGACCACCTGCCTGGTCTTCGGGGGTATCTCTTTGGCCACTTCCGACTTCAGGCGCCGGAAATAGCAATGTTTATGTAGTAGATGGTTCAGGTAAGGCAGCGCCTTCCGCTGCTTTGGCCCTTTCCCGTAGAGGGCTTTGAATTCCGCAGGTTTTCCGAAAAGGTGGCTTTTGCCCAGCATCACCAGCTGGGGGAATAGTTCTTCCGGATTATTCAGGACAGGGGTACCTGAAAGTAGGAACCGATAATCGCGGCCCATGCACATTTTGGTAGTCATCTTCGTCCGCAGGGTGGTGGGATCTTTACAAAGGTGGCTTTCGTCGACGATCACGGATTTAAACATGGTGGCTTCCGGCCTAAGATCGATGTGTTTAGTATGGAAAGCCTCCTTTGTTTTGTCGTATGGCAGGATGCCCCGCACGAAGTATTTCTTTATGGAATCGTAAGATACAATGCCGAAGTCACAAAATCCCACCTGGAAGAGTGCCGGCCAGGACCGTTTAACGGTATCATTGAACCGGACAGCCTTCTTCGTACTCCAAAGTTTTACTTCATTCTCCCAGTTGGTGGCCAGGGCGGACTTGCAGATGATCAGGCAGGGAAAGGCATTGGCCGCGATCACGGTGGCGATGGCGGTCCCAGATTTCCCCAGGCCCTGCTGGTCCCCCATCAAAACACTATGTTTTTCCAGGGAATAGGCCACCCCATCTTCCTGATAGTGTCGGAGTTTCATCAGCAGGGGGATATCGATGGTGAGTTTCGGCATGGTCTTATCCACGATGTAGGCTTCTTCCTCGATCATATCCATCTGGGCGCCGACCACCATATTACTGTCGTAATCGGTCTTGTTGAAGCGGGCCATTATCCGTTTGAGTTCTTCAGATTTGCGCTTAGGGACTACCCAGACGCGTTCTTTCGGTAGCCAATAGGATTTATCTATCTCTTTGATGGCCCGGTAAATATCTCCCCGGAATATGAACCGGATCTGAAAGCCGGCTTTCGTTTCTGTAGCTGTGATGATATCGCTCATATAAAAATTTCATTGTTAATCAAAAGCGCAAACAGCGCACTGTCCCGGTTCGAAATCCTCCCTGCCAAATTCCGTATAATATTTATCCGCCTCTCGTCCCCAGTAAGATTTCAGTTTATTGGAAGTAGCAATCGCTCGCTGCATATATCGTGGATAATATGTTTGTACATCCTTCATGGCTTTGATCCACATGTTTTTACAAGGGAGACAATTATTGTGGGAAAACACCCGATTACCCTTATCGTCCCGAATGTCATAAATAGCCGGATGCCACCCCAGCATACGATCCACAATATCGAAACACCATTCATTGGTAAAAAGATGGATGGGGAAATCCTTACTGGTAAAAAGGTTATTAGATCCGTTGGCCAGTATTTTATCCATTCTTCTCTTCTCTTCCTTTACATACCCGATAAGGTCTATAGAAACGCCGTTATCTATCCAGTATGCCTCCATCGGAAAAGTCTTCAGATGCCCTGTGCAAGGAGATTGCCTGGGGTGGGGAATCATGCGTATCTTCTCGAAATAGGCCAGAACGCTATTACTGGTAATTTTCACCACCACCTTATTGAAATGTTTCCTGGCCATCCTAATGCCGTCAGCCACAAATTGAAAAGTATCCGGGGAGTGTTCGGCAAAATGGGCATAATAAATATGTAATTCCGCCGGCTGCTCACCGGTTTCTATCAGCCAGCAAAGAACAGCCATAGAATTTATGCCGCCAGAAAGACCCAGTCCGACCTTTTGATTATCATATTTCATATAAAAAGTCCCAGTCTTTTTTTCAGGCGGCGTTCCGCCAGTTTGATGTATTTCGGGTTTAGTTCGATGGCGTAGAAGTTGATCCCCAGCATCCGGGCCACCATCGGGCCGGTTCCAGCCCCGGAAAAAGGATCCAGCATGATCCCGCCTACAGGACAGCCGGCCAGCAGGCAAAGGCGGGGTAGCTCTTCGGGGAAGGTCGCAAAGTGGGCATCCTTATAAGGAATCGTGGCAATGGGCCAGACTGACCTTTTATTGCGGGTGCCGATATCGGCGCCAGGGTAATCTTTCCTTTTGCTCTGTAGACCGGTGCCGGCCATCTTTTTATTGAACTTCATCGCATCCTTATACCCGGTTGAATCCATGCCGGCCACGTTGGAGTAGATAGCCTTTTCAGCAATGGCGGCAGCATTGTAGTAATACTTTTTCCCCTTCGTCAAAAGAAAGATGTATTCATGGGCCTTCGTACACCGGTCCGTTACCGATTCCGGCATGGGGTTCGGCTTATGCCATATAATATCTTGTCGTAAATACCATCCGTCTGCCTGCAACGCCAGCGCGACCCGCCAGGGTATCCCCACCAGTTCCTTTGCCTTTATAAAAGGGTGGGGGCGATCATTCGGCCGGAATTCTCCCGGTGCGGTAGTATGAAGGGCAACCTGGTTGATGGCGTTCGTATGCTGGCTGTAGGCCTGTGATGCACCGTTGGCCCCTTTGCCGCCCATATAGGTATCGCCCAGGTTCAGCCACAGGGTGCCGTCATCCCGGAGAAGCCGCCGGCATTCCCGGAATACGTCCACCATGTTCTGGATATATCCTTCCGGGGTATGCTCCATGCCCAACTGTTGATCCACCCCGTAATTCCTAAGACCCCAGTAGGGTGGCGATGTTACGATACAGTGGACCAAATTATCCGGCATCTTCCGCAATTGCTCCAATGCCTCCCCCTGGGTAAATTTATTTAATTCCATCCTTCCGATATTTTAGGTACAATTTTTTAATAATGGATTTCCCGTGATATCCCTGGATCGTCCGCCGGCTCAGTCCGATTCTGTTCGGATCGGACTTCGATACCTTTAAACAATCCCAGGGAGGCAAATGGCTGTTTTTGATATACCGGAGCGGGCTGTTGTTTCCGGTATAGAGTTTATAGCAGGGCCGTTTATTGCTGTCCCGGGTCTTTATGAGATAGGCACCCCGGAGCATATCGATTAGCGTATCCTGTTGATTCTGGGTCATTTGTTGAATATTTTATCTACTTTATCAATCCGTTGGCCAATCCAGTACATCACCGGCACGGCCATACTATTACCAATAGCCTCATATCTGGGCGTATCCACCGCGCCGGGGATGGCAGTATATCCATGAGGTATAGATACTCTAATCCAGTAAGAACCAACGCTTTTTATTTCGTCTGGAATGAACGAATTTATGGCAGTTGTAACAAAGGAGGACCAGATTTTCAGGAACTGTTCTAAGACTGGGATATTTAGCCCAACTTCTGACATGATGGACTTCGAAAGTCTTTTCACCATGGCGATGCCGCTTTCCACATCGCTGGCAAACTCTTTGATATCTTGCCCAGATAACCTGACAAACCCGTTTCCATTCAAGGCTTGTGAAAAAAGTTTGATGCAATCGGGTAATTCCTCCTTTCCATAACTTATTGTTCGGTCCACTATTGAAGGCATAAGCGCAAGGAGATGAACAAAATCGGCGGTTGCCATAGGTAGGGGAAACCTTTTTTCCTTTTCCGCACCATTGACAGATAATAGTAATTTTTCTGCATTGTGTATTTGAAGAATTGATTGCACGGAGTTTGTCTGCACATGCACGGCCACAAGTTCTTTTATTTTTTGCTTTAGGAGCAGTAAATTCTGTTCCGCAAATAATGCATTTTCTTGTTTCTCGTCCACGCATATAAATACTTCGTTTAAAATTTCCGGGAATCCTTGCAGGCGTTCGCATTCCAAAGGCGTCAACCGCCTGACGATCGATCCGTTAATGATTCCGTTATGCTGGCGCGGCCCATTGTTGGCGTCCAACGTGGCGTGGGTATCGACAAGGCGTAGGTCGGACTGGCTGGATTGAAAGCCTTGCGGGAACTGCTGAACGATATCGCCGCCATTATTTGAAATACCCTGCTGGGTGGTGATGGGCTGGGAAACCTCTACTTCTCTGGCCTTGTAATCCTTTGAACTGTTCATCGGCATGATCGACCAACAGATCAAATTTTGCTTTTTCCCGTCGTCGCTGGCGTCTATGGTTCCGACGATAATGTGTCCGGCTTGGGCTTGGTTGTCATCTGCACCACATGTTCCAACGCCTGTTTTAGTAAGGGCGGCAACTGCCTTCCCCTTGCCGCTGCCCGGCGCAATATCCCTTCGCAAGCCTTCGGGCTCAAATAGTACCGCTGCAGGTGGTCGCCAGTCGTTTCCAAGATATCCGACAACGAAGACTCTACGGCGGCGCTGGGGTACTCCGAAAAACTTAGCGTCCAGCACCCGCCAGGCGCAACTATACCCGCATTCTGAAAACCCGCAAAGGATTGATCGGAAGTCTTCCCCTTTTTTAGATGAAAAAACGCCGGGGACGTTCTCCCAAACAAACCAGCGCGGCCGCTTAATTGTAAGAATTCTACAAAACTGCAGGGCCAGGTTTCCATTAGGACTGTCAAGTCCTGCCCGGAGGCCGGCGGTGCTGAAGGATTGGCAGGGGGTTCCTCCGACCAGGACATCGATGTTTGATTGCTGGAAGATTTCTTTTTCATGTAGTTTGAGCATATCGCCCAGGTTGGGCACGGTGGGGTAATAATGGGCAAGTAACCGGCAAGGGAAGGGTTCTATCTCACTGAACCACGCCGGGGTCCATCCAAGCGGATGCCATGCGACCGTGGCACATTCTATCCCAGAACAAACTGAACCATATACCATTGAATTTTATCTTAAAGTAAGCCCCACCAGCTGGCGGGGCCGTTTTGGTTACGACTAAAAAAGCGATGTCTGGATATCTTCGGCCTTTTTCCGGCCATTCAAATATTCTTCAATCTCAAAAAGAACGTCATCGGTTACGATCCGCAGTTCCCCGGCGTTGGAATATTTTGAATTGGCGAATTTAATCGGCGGGGTTTCCAGCCGGGCTTCGCCGGTAGGCAGGGATTCCGACCCGATCAAGATGATGGCTTCCGCGTCATCGTACTCTTCCAATTTGAAGGCGGTGACATCGTAGGAAGCCAGTTTGATGAAGATGGGATCGTGTTCATCCTGGGGAAGATCACCGTCCAGGTCCTCCTGACGGATTCCCTGGAAGATGATGGCCATGTGAGGGATGAACTTTTTGAAGGCCTCCACCATATCGGGATGGACCGGGACTTCCGACTTTATCCTTACTTCGTTGGTCGCGGTCGGACTAAGATTGTGGTCATAGGCGAAGGAACAGAATATTTTGTCCTTCAGGGCGCCGGCGCGGATCTCTACCGGTTTGCGCATGCGGGGGGCGGCAGCTTCCGGTTCCTTTTTGCCGGGTGGTCGGCCGCGTTTCCTTTTTTCTTTCGGTTCATCATCATCGGAATTTCCGGAATTATCGGCACCGCCGATATCTGCCAGCCGGGCATTTTCATGCACATCATCCATCGAAAGTTCAGGGGGTGTCTGTTTAGCCATATAGTTTAATTTAATTGATTACCGTTTAATGCCCATAGTTAAATCCAAGGCGATATGCATGCCCATCGTGCGGGCAAATTTCAATGATATCCATAAAGCCGCAACAACCATCTTTTACCTGCCGTCGATATCGGCGTTCCTGGCAGGTGTTTCCGACCCGCGCCACCCGAAAATTATCGACACATGCTTCTTTTCCTTGAAGAGCCGCCAGTCGCCTGGATGCCCATAGGACCACTTTATCAGGCAACACTTCATTCCAATATTTAGGACGGGGGGCATAATAGAAGGATGTAAATTCCTTTCTAAGGTCCGCCCATTCATGCTCATAGCGAAACCTGGGACGTATCCTTTTAAAAAATTCATGAAGTTCCTGCCTGGATTTTGGGTTTGGTAATCTGTGCCTGCACCATTGATAATCAGTTCTATTATCATAAAGAAAAGAAAGTATTTTCCCAACCTTATGCAGCACTTCTATATTATTGTGATGGGTGAAATCTACCCATATATCCATTGGCAGGTGGATGACACCCTGGGGATAATCTCTTCTTTTTTTACCTTTATATCTTAGCATTACCAAAGGTTTTTATATACATATCGAAATCCCTGAAAGCCCCGCATGGGGATATCATGGGGCGGCATATCCATCGGACCGGCCAGCATCATATGGGGCCACGGGAACCGGCGTTCCTCCCCATCCAGCATAAAGACCGTTTTGTTGATCTCTTTGCAATAACCGCCATAATATACCCGCCCCCAGATGGAATTTTCGCAAACCAGATAGATATGGGCGATATCGTGCTGGGGAGCGGCCCGGCTCTTTTGCAGCCAAAGACCGCCATTATTCACGCAGTTGGTGAAATGTTCCTGAAAGGGCCGGATGCCGCCATTGGCATCGATCACTTTCTGGCCCATGGTCAGCAGGATGCCGATAGGTGGTTCGGATAGATTCTTCATGATACGGGCCCTCCTGGTTTTCTGGGAGTGCCAGAAAGTTCTTCTATCGTTTTTTTATATTGATCGGCTACATCGATCATCTTTTGAAGGCTTTCCCGGGCCTGATCACGCTGCTGGGTAAGGATAGTAATTTTAGCATTCGATTCCAGATATTTACTTTCCCATTCTTCAGCACCTTCATATACAGCACTGACATGGGCATCAAATTCAAATGCCAACCTTTCGATTAAATAATCATTGTTGCCTGGGGAAAATACGTCCTGAATTGTATTTCTTATCCAGTTTTCATATTCCTTCCTATCTAATTTTTTTGTCTCTTCCTGGGTTACTTTCGAATGTTGATGTAGCTTTTTCCGGATCAGTTCAATAACATCTTTGAGAGGAAAGCCGCGCTCTAAAACTATTTTTACATACTTTAAAATAAACCAAGGGTCGGTCTCTTCTATAGAGAAAACGGATTTCTGATCCAACTCTTCGAAATCTTTGACCAGTCCATTGATAAACTTACGCAGGCGGGATTCGTTTTCCCCTAACATTGTTATATTGAATCCGTTGTATAACTCATTTAGCCTTTTTTGAAGAAGATATGATGCTGGACCCGCAAATGAACCATCAGGAAGGCGTATATGAGAAGGGGGCTGGGAGTGGAGATGACGGTAGGTGTTAATTGCTCCTTCGATAAATCCGTCTACATGAGCTATTCGACTATGCCCGAAATTAAACTCCTGTTCTTTAGCAGTCTTAATAGCTAATTGTCCAGCCCATTTCTTAAAGTCGGCCGGTATCTCTTGTTTGGGTATTCCTAGTTGATCGTTCATGGTTGATATATTATGCTGCTTTAATGTTACCAAATAGTGATGCATACTGGAAGCCCAGGCGGCTGTATTGCTCCCGGCCGATATTGTACAATTCGCCGCCCCGGACAATGGGAACTTTGAAAACCTGGTAGTTCACCTTGCTGATCCCAATCAGGGTATCCGTATCGATGGATCGGCCCAGGGCGGCACTCTCCACATCCATATAAAGGGCCCGCTGGCGGAAATATTGAAAGTGCTTACAGGCAGCCAGAAATTCAGCCCATGTCTTAGCTGTGGTACTTTTGATATCGCCGCCCTGGTTGATCGTGTGCCATGCGTAAAGATCCCATTTAATCCGGAAAGGCAGCACAAAGGTCAGACCATCATAGGTTATTTTGAAGTCTTGGCAGCGGGTGATCTTTTGCATATCGCTGTTTTCTGCCAGCATCCGGCAGTATGGGTCCCGCCAAAAGGAAGCCTTCATCTTCGCCGTCCGGTCGAAATCCTCCTTTGTATATTGATTCCCAGCACAAGTATGTTTAAAATAGTTCACCTTGTGGGCTTCCGTAATGCAGCAATCCAGCAAGGTCCCGGCGGCGTAGGCCTTTTCCTTGTCATATTTCAAATCCTCCGGTTCAAAAAAGGATAGCATCCAGGAAAGGTCTGAATTGCTGCATTCCGGCAGGGAATAATATGGATCCTTCACCCATTCCATAACTGTAATTTATGCGGTTTTTTCGTCTTTTTCCCGCACATTACGGGCTGTAATCTTCGTTTCATAGATAAGATGCTCACTGACAATCTGATCTATTTTACCATTCTTTTGGGCTTTGGCGGCGATGGCTTCCACCGCCTTCTTCATCTGACCCAGGCTTTTCTTCTCCAGATCGTCCGGCATCAGCATCATCCCTTCCCGCTGCATCCAAAAGCCGAATATTTCTACCCAGCCGGCCGGGCTCTTCACCTTTATTTCAAAACCATTCTTAGCCGATGGGGCATTTCCGGAAGAGGCGGTGGCGGACATTTCTTCAAAAAGGGTGGCAGTATGCCCCGCCTGCCGGCCCAATTCGGCGGCGCTGGATATTTTGGTCTGGGCGGCTTCCTGTTCACTTTTCAATTGTTGGGCCTGTTCCTGTTCCCGGGTTTCTTTCTCCTTTAAGAGCCGGGCGGCTTCTTTATCAGCATCGGCCTGGATTTTGTTCAGGCGTTTGCGTTCATCCCAGCGTTGCTGAATCCCCAGACGGCGAAGACGTTCTTTTTCCTTTTCCCCCTTTGCCTTCAGCAGGGCGGCCTGCCGGTTCTCTTCCGCTATCCGATTAGATTCTATGAGGGCCAGCCGGTCTTCTTCCGCCTTGTCGGATATCCGTTTTGCCTCCTGCAGTTCGGCCAGTTTGCTGGGAAGTTTGTCCTGCAGATCCTTTTTCAGGTCGGACATCTCCTGCCCATACTCCGTATAGAAGGTGAAAAAGTCATAGACATCCCATTCTTCATTGATGATGGCGTTGTTTTCTTCGGGAGTGAGATATTTTATAACAGGGTAGGGTGGCTTCATAATGATCAGTTCCCGAAGTTTCGCTGCAGGGAAGGCAGTATTGACGGCATCCATCTTTACCTTCTTGTCTTCATAATTATCCAAGGTGATGGCATTGAAGGATTCCGTCCAGGCCAATTTCCTGGCAGCCTTATAGTTTACCAAGGCCTGCCCGATGGCATTCTTCACCCAGGCCCGAAGATCCACCGCTTCAATCTTTTTGTCGGCCGCCAGTTTGGCTTCCTTTTTTATGCGTTCCTGTTCCACCACCAAGTCCTTCGCATACCGGTTGCGGAATTCCTGGATGGACTTCGGGATGGGGCCGGTTTTATTGTCCAGCGGATTTTCCAGTTCTGTGAACATAGTAACGATCCTGGAACAAACCTGGGTGACGGCGCTCCGGGCTTCTTTCATTTCGGTGGAGCGCGTCCGGCAGTTGACCAGAAACTTATTGGCCCGTTCATCCACCTTTGCCAAGGCCTCAAAGCGAAGTTTAGGATCTTCAATGGCATAGGCGGCATCGGCATCGTCCTTAATCTTCCGGCCGACCGCCATCGCCCTGCTACTGATCCGTTCATGTTCCCGCAGGAGCTTCGAACCAGATTTCACCACTTCCAGGGATTTATCGATAACAGTCGGCATCCGGGGGGCCAGATCGGAAATGAACTTTTCGAAGTCATCATCGGTCATATCCTCAATTTCCGGGAGGTATTCGTAATTATTCTGGATGACATACTGCACTTCGGCGCCCATCCATTCCACGCCGATGATGGAAAGGCGGTTAACTTTTTCTTGTAGAGAGAGCATTATTTAAAATTGAAAGGTGAAGGGAATGGTTAAAAATCCTCATTGTCGCCATCAGGCTCTTCCGTCTTTTTTTCCTGGGCCCGGGGCGTGGTCATAGTAGACCCAATGCCCGCAGGTGCAGGTTCTTTCTCCGGCGATTTCTTTTGATCGGGCGCCGTGATCTTTTCCGAATAGATTTCACTAAGTACCGGAGCGCCGACAATCAGGGCATCGCTTTCAATCTCCACATCTTCAAAGGTTTCGACCTGGATGGGATTCATGCCGGTTGCCCAGACCTTTTCCATGCAGGCATGCTTGGTGATCTTTGTCCGAAGGAACCCGGGATCAGGCTGACCCAGCGGACCAGAATTCCAGTTAGGCCCATTCGGCATATCGGATTTACTACGCCATGCAGTCCAATCGGAAGGCTGATATATGAAATATCGGCTTTTCCCATCTGGCAGGACAAATTCCTGATAAGCGGCAATGATCTTTTCCCCGGCAAAATTGCTTTCATGGGTGAGGACTGCACCTTTCGATACCCGGAATGCATCCCCTTGGTACACCAGCTGTACCTGTTCAGCATGCCGTATCTGATTGGTACGGATCAGGCGATGAACGTGGGCACCCGCCTGGCGCCATAGACATGCCTTCCCTCCCTTCGGGATCATGTATACCACATTATCGGCCGGGTCCAGGCTGTAACCATTGGCTGCCGCCGTTGCAAAACAGGCATAAAGGGAAAAAGGATTGCAGCCCCGTAGTGCCGCCCCGGTCTTATCATCTGCCATGATGATCTGAACGAAGTGAATCTGCTGCCGGTGGTACATCATTTCCCCTTCGGTCCCGGGTTTGCCATCCGGCGACCGGTTGCAGGCATTATAATTTTCGATGAATTTCGCCTTCACGAATGGAAGGGAAGCGATTTGGGCAGGCGGGGTATCCATAATCATTTGGATAATTTCCTGCCTTTTAGGTAGATTTGCTTCAGACATATTGATTGGTTTTTAATGCTTCATTTCTTAATAGCCGGTAACTGATTATTACCGGCTATTGATTTTTAATCTTCGTCATCATCATCCAGGCCGAATTCGTCATCATCCTCTTCTTCATCCGGACCAGGGTTAAACGCCAAAGCCGCCGTCCAGTTCTCCCGGTCCAGTTCGTTGCGTTCAAAAATAAATAAATCTGTCATATAATAATGGTTTGTTGACAACTATAAGGTAAAATAATTAAAAAAAAAACGTTAGGACCATAGAAATGGTCCCATTGCGATTTTAACACTTATGAAAAAAAACAAAATTTATTTAATGAAAAAAGTCTTTTGATGCCGGTGCAGTTTACCATTCCGGCGTTTACCGATATAACTGCAGACGAAAGGGATTGCCGCCACTATGTAGGCGCTGGCACAAAGCCCCCAAAAAATGAGCGATTCCATAAATAGATGTTTAGGGTTTATAATTAGTTCAGTTGCTTGGCGATATCGATATAGGCCCTGAAACATACCCATTGCTGGGAACAGGTCAGAAAGGCAATTCCTTTGGGGATGCTGTAATCCCTGACCACCTTCACGAAAACCATATTCGGAAGGCCGGCATATTCCCGGGGCGGTGACTGGCGGGTCCTCATTGGCCAGTATATTTAACGATCAGGCGGGTCTGGTAAGTGAGCCCTCCTACCTTGTCCACCTTCAGGATGGGTTCCAACGGCATCCGAAGGCAGGCAATGATCCGCTTTGCCCTGGCGAAGTAGGCTTCGCCCTTCGTATGGTCGTTGATAATGAACCGGCATTCCCGGGCTCCTTCAGACAAGTTAGCCAAAAGAAGCGGAAAAGCAAAGGCCTGTGTAAAACGCAGCATCCATTCAGATGCATCGATTTGAACGGCATCATCGATACCGTGAAAAGTTAAACATTCCATATCCTGCAGTTTTTTATTCCTGTGCAATAGCTGGGCCGGATTCCAAGAGCGCCCGCGCTTCCTTTACCAGTTCTTCGATACGGCCCCGAAGTTCGGGGGGAGCTTTGATGATCGCCATCTTGTCCTTTGCCGCCTGTGCGAAAAACTTTCCGATGGCGCCGCCCGTCTCTTCCAGATGGGTTTTGACATCATCATAAATAGTGTCGGCTACCATCACCGCGCCGCCTTTACCGTCCTTATTTGCCATATTAACGTCTTTTGCCGCCTTTGGCCGGTCCATCTTCTTTTTCGGGCGTCCCCTACTTCGGAATATAGTACCGGCTGTCCAGCTTGTTGCCGCCTTCGATAGCGTTCTCCGGCTTTCGTTGGGCAGGTTTTTCCTGTGATCCCAATCCCGTCCGGCGCCCTACACTGCGGATTCTGCCACCAAACCCCGCCTTGTTGGGGCGGGGCGGCGGAACTGTGGGGCCTTGCAGTAATGGTGCGCGGCAGATTCCAGGCAGTTATTTAAAAAGCGAAATTATATAAGGCCTCTTCTAGTTCTTCCAGCGGTCCTTCGGGGCAATTATTTTCGATGGTGGTACAGAACTTGCCGGGATCATATTCCTGAATATAATAGGAACCTCCATAAACATGCAGGGCGTATATCCTTTGCGCCTGATCTTTCGCATATTCTTCATCCCCATCCTGTTCCGTGAAAAATGATCTGATCAAAACCTTGTCATTCAGTATTTTCTTATCGGCCCTGAACTGTTCCAGCGTCACATCCCGGCTTAAATCCCTTTCCAGATTGGCAAGTAGTTCATCGGCAGACATTTGCGGAAGACCGTAAAGAGCCAAATATTTCTGATATTCTTCGGTAAGGCGGTCCACTTCAGCATCATTATTTTCCTTATCGGTAGCGGCTTCCCATTTCTCACCAAATTCTTCCAGAAAAATGACATGCTTTACTGTCAGTGCGATTTCGGCGATATCCCAGCCCTTTGCATCGCAAAGATCATGGCAGGTATCCATCAATATATTCAGTTCTTCGATGGAAGCGGCTGTCTTAATAGCCGGGTCGCCGTTTTTGTCCACATAATCAGCGAAGTCTAAATCCATATCCAGACTAAGATTAAATTCTGTCATGCAGAAATACAAGAAGATAGCGATGGATTCCTTCGTTTTGATGGCCGATACTTGCAGATCGGCTTCGGTTGCTTTTTTCATAAATATGTTTTTAAGTGTTAAACGATATTCAAAGATACTAATTTATTTTAAACATCCTAATTTATTTTAAAGTACTTTTGTAAAAAATAAATCAATATGCAATACACTTTTCATATAGTTGGGCTTCCCCATACCCAGACAACGGCAGAATATAATTGCTGTGCTTATACCCAGAAAGTCATAAAGTTCTGTAAGATGATGAAGGACCTGGGCCATAAGGTCTTCCTTTACGGGTCCTCCGAAAATGAGGCGGTATGTGATGAATTCATCCCCTGCTATTATAAACGGTGGTCCCCGGCCGAATACCTGGATGCTCCTTTCGACCCCCAGGCGGATCATTGGGTCCGCATGAATCATATAGCATGGGCAGAAATTACCATTCGGGCGAAGGATAAAGACTTCCTTTGCCTGATCGCCGGCCGGTGCCAGCAGGTCCTGGCCGAAAAACTGCCCTACCTGATGGCAGTGGAATTCGGGGTAGGATACGCCGGGGTCTTCGCAAAATTCAAAGTCTTTGAATCCTACGCCTGGATGCATACCGTTTATGGCCAGATGGCGGGATCCGCTGACCGGGCCGATGGCAACTTCTATGACCGGGTGATCCCCAACTTCTTTGACCATACCCAATATCATGTATCCAAAAAGAAGGGGGACTATTTCCTTTATATGGGGCGCCTGACTGATCGGAAAGGATGGCGGATAGCCCAACAGGCATGCGAAAAAATAAGGGCCCGGTTAATTGTGGCGGGTCCTGGCCAGTTCGATGGATATGGGGAATATGTCGGGATGGTATCGGGAGAACAAAAAGCCAACCTGCTGGCGGATGCTGTCGCCGTTTTATGCCCATCCATCTATATTGAACCGTTTTGTGGGGTGATGGCGGAAGCCCTTTTATCTGGCACGCCGGTAATCGCCACGCCGTGGGGAACCTTTTCGGAGAATATAAAAACGGGTGTAGATGGATATACCTGCCACTCTTTTAAGGATTTCATTCAAGCAATGCATTGGTGTGAAAATGGGATGCTGAAACCAGGGGAAAAAATTAGAAATCGCGCAATCGACAGATTTTCCATGCTCGAACTGGCTTATCACTATGACCATTATTTTGATCATCTTTATACCCTGTGGGATAAAGGATGGTATGCGTAGAACATACCATCCTTTGTTAAATTAAGCGGCAGGAATGAAAAGGACAGTTCCCATTTTGGCCACCACTGTATTGTCGGCCGGAGAACCAGAAGTATCCTGAAGAGTAAGTTTAACGATTCCATCATTGGCAAAAGGATCAGAGGTGCCTTTAAATATATTCCCTCCATTAACAGTTCCAAAATATAAAGAACTATTCCCGTTTTTGTTAAATAAAAGGAATTCTATAACATTATCACCTGATTGTAAACCACTTAAATCAATGGAAATACTTCCAAGATGCAAAGTGATTAAAAAATCGGAGATGGATGAATTTACAAGATATTTACCCTGTAATTTATCCCCCCAAACTGGCATTTTCCCGGCTGTAACTTTTCCGGCAAATACATCCGTTGCATCGCCAGCTATATTTCCTGCATCGGCATAAAAGTCAAAAAACGTCTTCATTTTTTTATTTTTTGAGTGATTAAATACGTCCCCATACCCGATAAATACCGGTAGATATATTCCCAGAACTGAACAGGAAACGGATTCCCTTTGTCACCTGGGCGGTCGTAATAAGCCCCATTCCTTTCACGATACCCGTGGAAGGGGCATCTGTATATCTGGCAGTTTCAAATTTGACCATTGGGAAAAAAGTAGCAACCCCTGGATTATAAATTTTTATTTCACCGCAAATGGTTTGAGCGGTTGTACTGCTCGAGGATCCGGTAAGATGTATAGTTGTGGTATCACTGGCCCCTGCATCATCCAGGCCACCAGGAGTTCCGCCGGCCAGATCATACATGAAGGTCCATTTATAACCCGTTGCAACGAAAGTACTTCCATTTGTTGTCGCCAGTCTTGCTTCCAAAATAGCGGCATTTGTCGCCGGCCGAATGTTTATAAGTTCCACTTCAATCGAACTGTATAAGGTATTGAAGGTGGAAAGATCGATATCCCCAGTTGCCTGATTCGTCCAGGTGCCGGAAGCCAGCAGAACAGGAACACCGGTCGCCGTTGGAGCTGCCGATGCTGTGGTGGCATTTGCCAAGGCTTCCCCTACTGCGATGGATGCAAATCCAGGGTTTGGATAAGTCCCCGATAACACCCCGCCGGCGGCTCCCGTCGACGGACCCGTTGGACCAGTTGCGCCCGTCACCCCTGTCGCTCCCACCGAACCGGTCACCCCGGTAGGACCAGTCGGCCCTGTCGCTCCCACCCCGCCAGTAGTACCGGCGGGACCTGTCGGACCGGTAGCACCAACGGCCCCCGCTGTTCCCGTGGCCCCGGTAAGTCCCACCAATCCCGCCAGGGCAAACTGCCAGGTAGCAATCGTTCCAGAACCTGATATGGTATCCACCGTAACGGTGATCACGCTACCGACGATCGATGCGATGATCCCTTCCATCCAGGTGGTGGTAAGAGCGGTATCTATGACCCGGACGCGATTACCGGCAGCATAAGCCCCCACATTGCCAACGGTGAAAGCCTGCGAACCGGTTCCTACCGTCAGACTGCTGGCAGATGAAGTGCTGGCATAACCCAGGCCAGTCGGTCCGGTTGCTCCCACCGGACCGGTGGAACCCGTTGGACCCGTTGCGCCGATGGCCCCCGTTACTCCGGTAGGGCCTGTGATCCCCACCGGTCCGGTGGGGCCGGTTGCACCGACCAACCCAGTGACACCGGTGGGGCCGGTTGCGCCAGCAGGTCCTGCTGGGCCGGTAACGCCCGTAGGACCAGCCACTCCGGCGGGACCAGTGGGGCCAGTTGGTCCCGCAACGCCTTGCACTCCGGTTGGTCCAGTGGGACCTGCGATGCCAGCGGGTCCAGTGCTGCCAATCGGGCCAGTTGCTCCCGTAGCACCCACAGCGCCCGGGGTGCCATCATTGCCGGCAGGTCCGGTAGCCCCAATGGGACCTGTCGCCCCGATAGGCCCAGTGGCACCAATACCACCACCTGGCCCCGTGGCACCCGAAGGGCCGGGGATACCTTGTGGACCTGTACTTCCGGGGGGGCCGGTTGGACCCGTAGCGCCGGCGGTACCCGGTGATCCTGACGGCCCTGGGGAACCAGTTGCACCGGCCGCCCCTGTAGGACCTGCCGGACCAGTGGCCCCCACTGGTCCGGCCGCCAGGGAAAGGGAAAAATCAATGGGTGATGCATTTTGCTGTAGGGTTAAGGCAGCCGTTAAACCGCCGTTAGTAGTAAGGAGGATAGCAATGGGCACGGTCGGGGTGACCTGCAATTCTATTTTAGTCGCGTTTGGCATTGATAGTATATATCACATGAACGAACGAATTGCCCAGGTTATCGGTCACCAGCTGGATCAGGCGATAATCTCCATCGAAGGTGATGATGGATTTTATATCCGCCCACATCAGGGACATATCCAGGATATTATGATCAGCACCGGTCACGGAGAGAAAAGCGGAAGACCCGGCCGGGGCCAGCGGGTAATTCTTTACAACCGGATTGGTATTCCCAGCCTTCAGATCGAAGGAAAAGGCATATGTCCGTATATCGATGGGGACCGGTACCATCGGGTCAGTTGTGTCGGTATAGGTGAGTGTCAGCGGGATCTGATCATAGTCATTGATATTGATATTGACCAGCGCGGCCCGGCTAATATTCAGGGATTGTGGCTGCATGCTTATAAAGGTACTTCCTTTTTCCAAAGAAAAAAGCCGGCGGTACAAAAGTACCCCGGCTGCTTTATTAACTGCTATATGAGAAAATAGAAGTTAGTGAGAAGTCTGATTGAAATTGAATTCACTTTCAACGGCTACCGGCGTAACGGCGGTAAAGATCAATGTGCCCTGACTTTGGGGCAATTGATTGCCTTCGGCATCCTGGGCATCAAAGGTGATGATCCCGTCACTGGCAGCGCCGGCGGTATTCTCCGTGACCGTGAAATCTTCTTCGGTGGCACCCGGTGCGACCGTGAAGCCGGGAGGGTTGCCGCTGGGTCCCGGGATTACTCCGTACTTACAGGAACCCGGTTTATAAGCCGAATCCTTCAAAACATTCTTCTTTGCGTCCAATGGGGCATTAAAGCCATCGACCGGGGTACCGGAGGGTACCGTTAATGTACTGTTCATTGCTGAAAAGTTTAAATTGTTAATTAAAAAGGTGAACTGACTGAAGTGTGCGTGATGCTTATATCTTTCCCATATTCTATGCCGGATTCCGTGCAGTTCATTTTCCAAATCCCGGACAACGATTATGAGTTCTTTTAATATAACGATCATAAAAAAGGATTTACGATGTAATGTCCATATCTGCCGTTTTCGTCAGCAGGACATAGGATATTTTGTGCATGGAATTTTTGTCCATGCCGGCATAACCTTTGTCCCGAAAATCTTCCCATTGATCCGGGAAAACCGTCTGACAGCCTTCGGAAGAGGTCGTATTTACCCCACCCTTGTGGATATCTATCCAGGCAGGTGCTGATGGCCATCCATCCAGGGCGGCATCGGAATCCCCATCCCGTTTTAACAGGACCGGTCCTGCCTGCCGGAAAGCAAAGTAGGGAAGTATTTTACCGGGGATGGGTGTCAGATCCTTGTGGTGAGCAATGAGAGTATTATATAATACCTTGTCATTGATGTCTTTAAGATTCAGGTGATGGACCCCATGAAGATCCTGGGTATAGTCATATTTGCCATCCTGCAGGACAGCAATTCCTGGCCGGTCAATGGAAGGATCAGTATTGAAATTGAACCCTTCGATGCCTTCATCCGTGATCAGGAAGACGGCATCGTCATAAACCCCCCGTTTGTTCCCCATGGCAGGATCAAAGAATCCGCGAATACCCAGCAGGATCACTTTTTCTTTTGCGTAATGATCGCCCATGATCAGCAGGGCATGTTCCCGGTCTAAAACTGGTTTTTGCATGTCAGTAAAATTTATCCATCCAGCGGTTAAAAATCCTGATCCCCTGCCGGATGGCCAAGAGGATCAGGATAAATTCGATTATGAATCTTGCCAGCGCCATTATTCAGTGGCGGCATCGTCAGCTGCTTTCTGATCGGCGATCGCCTGCTGGATGGCTTTGAATCCTTGTTCAACGGTTCCAGCCCAATCCATCCAGGTTTTATCCTGGGTCTTTCCCTGGTCGTATAGGATAGTTAACTGGGTGGCCAATGAATTCCACGTCTTCGATTGTTTGATCAGATCGGCCGATCCATAGGCATCAATAACAGATTGGGCGAAGGCGATATCCGCCTGGGGGGTATTGCTGGTTTCCAAGGCCTGCAGTCCCAATTCGGTGGACAGCACCTTTGGACCCAGCACCTGGGCTTCATCCAGAATAGCCTGCCCTATCTGACCGGCACCGGGATAAAGGCCTTTCAATACATCGACAAGCTGCTGGGCTTCCCCCGACTTAACGGCTTCGTTGATTTTCTGGGTGGCCTCAATTGCAAAGGGCAATATATCAGCAGCGAACAGGTGGCCAATGGTTTTCCCCAGCCATTTGACATCCCCCCAAATCTTTGTGAAAATGCTCATAATAACAGTTTTTAATGTTTAAAAAATAAAGAGACTATTTTAAAGAGGGCCATGAGAATGATCACGGCCCCCACGTATGCTTTGATCAGAATAATATCAGGGCTTCTTCGGCGCACTTAGTGGATCCGGTTTATCCGCATGAACGCCGCCATTGGTACTTCTATCCGGCTGGAAGAAGGTCGCCACATCCAATATTTTCCCCACAACCCCTTCAATTTTTACACTGACCGGGGTAGGTATCTTTTTCAAGACATACTGAACAGCGCCCAGGACCGTAGCCAGGGCGGTAATGACCGCGATAAAGATTGATTGAACTGGCCGCGATACAGGCAAACCGACAATGGTAGGCTGCATCTGGGTGGCGATCTGAACGCTGTCAGCCACGTACTGGGTGGAATCTTTGATCGGCGGACTGCCCGCACTGTCCTTCAGGTTCTGTCCAATGGCCACGAAGGACACCCCGATGGCCAAAGCAAAAATGAGCGATAACTTGGTTGATTTCATATACTTAACTTTTAAAAGGTTGAAGATTATTTGCTTTTCCATTCTTTGTACATCTTCAGGGTATAATAGGCAATTGCCAATAATGTCGAAAAGAGGCCAAGAAAATAGGTTACATCGGTGCGGGTTATCATAGCAAGCGTATTAAAGCCCTGCCCGAAGAATATCATTGCTAATCCAGGGGCATCAATATGATTTGTCGGGGTTGTCATGTCAGGCATAAATTTATTGTTTTATCTCTTTTTTTCGCTGATCCAGCAATATGAGATAATCCTCTATTTCCGTGCCGGTAAGTTTGCCGGAAGTGCGTACAATGGAATAAAGGCGCTGGATCTCATTTTCAGACAACATCAGCACGTAGGCCTTTTCCCGGGGGATAATGGATAGGGGCGGAATCGTATCCTTTTTGGCGGCGATCACCTTTTTACCAGCCGGAATCTTTCCCTTCACCGTATCCTTTTTCAATGGGTTGACCTGGTGATCCTGGCTGAATGTCAGCAGGCAGATTGATAAGAAACTAAGTAATAGCAGTAATTTTTTCATATAAAAATTTTAGTGCCCCAATATACGTTTTTTACTATACTTATGAACTGGCATGTAATTTTTTGGATTGGGTAAGGCCCCCAGGATGGTGATCGATACGGAAGTACTGGCAGTGGTTCCTGCATCGGAAAATCCTATTATGGAAAAGGAATAGATTCCCGGGGTCAACATTTTTTTAATATCCCAATCAATAATAAGGGATTGCCCTATCCCGCTGGTTGGTATTCTCAGGCGCTGCGTAATGGTACAAGATGGCCCCCCTATTTGGGTGATGGTGAGATTTGTAATATTATTCAAAGAATCGGCCAGGGCATAACCTTCGATAAAAGTGGAATCCAACGGCAGGATCAGCGTATCGGCCACAATTGCGGGGGCATCTACGGCATCCCCAATACTGGCTATCAGTCTTTTAATAGCATTCCCGCAGTTCGTTGAATAATTGATCACTCCCTGCCGATTGTCGGTGAAGACTGTGGCCGGCTGATCATTGAAGAATGTATTCCCGCAGATCACATTCCCATTTTTTTGAATGGTGGTATTTCGGCTGTCCTGTTCAATCTGGATGGCAGCCGTAGAGTTACCAACGACATTACTGTCCGGCCGTGTCGCCGCCTTAAAAAGACCCAAGGTATTATTTTTGATGATGAAATTGAGACTATCCAGCCCATGGATGGCCGTACCTGGCAGGCTGTCGGTAGTAAAGGACATCGGTCTGGTGGTCACAAAAATGGGATAAGGATAGGTCAGGCTATCCCGGAAGGTAGGCGCCGTTTCAGGATTATAACGAACGGAATCCGTGGTGGCATTATTGAACGTTCTCAAAAATCCGGCACTGTCTATCCGGTTATTATAGATTTCCAGCGGTGTACTGGTCCCATTGGCTCCCAAACTGCCAACGCCAAAAGTATATGTATTGGTGATCACATTGTCATGAATCCGGACCACGGTATAAAGTCCCGGATCGATACCGCACCCTTGTGCATCATCGCCATTCAATCCAGCATGTTTGACCGTACAATTGAAGATTTCCGACCGGGCCCCGGCTGGGTTGACGATCGCATTGGCCAACTGTATACCACTCCGGCCGGTACTATCCATATCAATGTTATAAACCTGTGTATATCCATTTTTGGCAGGTTTATAATAAAAAGTATCTACCCCACAAACGGTTGGCCGGTGATCATAAAGGGCATTGTCGGGACTCGTATTTCCCAGGTAAAACCCTTCATTCCAGGTCCGTCGAACCTTTATATCATGGATGATGATACTATCCATGAACCAATTGGGCCAGTTGAAGGTCGTGTCACAATTCTCCGTTACTTCCGCGACGATCGCAATATCCACATTCCGGAAAGATACATTGTTAACTTCCACGTTGGTAGACTTGTCATCGATGATCAGCGCCGGCGTGGTCTGATAAACGAAGACCGGATCATACTGGAAGAAGAAACCATATTTGGTGGTAGGATCCGCATTCCCCTGCAGGTGAATATGAGAACAGGACGCGAATTTCATTCCACTGTAATCATTACCGGACCGGTGACCATTCGGAGGACTTGTAAAAGGAATGGGACCGGAATCGTTTTGCAGCACGATAGGGCAACCCGGGGCGCCGTTCATATTCTGGAAGACGGCACTTTTCCATACATCTGTATGGGTAAAGACAATCGTGTCACCAGCCTGGAAGGTATGGGAAACGGCGTTATTGATAAAATAAGTGCTGTCCGAAAAAGGATGCAGAATGATCTTGTTGTGAGGACCGCACGGCTGAACCGGCTGCACGGTGATCTGCACCGTATCCTTGCTGGCCCCGGAATTCAGCGATAATTGAAAGGTATAGACCCCGGCGATCAGGGCAGTCACCGATGTGGTGGCGGCCGTTGCGGAATTGATATTTCCGGTATTGGGTCCGGTCAATTGGGACCAGGCGTAGGAAGTAATCCCGCCAGAAGATCCTGTACCGTCAAGCGTGACGGAACTGATGGGCAGGGTGATCGTTTGATCAGGTCCAGCATTCGCATGCGGGGCATTGCTGATCACCGTTATTGTCACCTGACTGGTAGCGAAGGCCCCTATCTCATTGGTGACTTTCAACTGGTAGACATAGGCCCCGGCCGTTGTCATGCCGGTCACGGTGGTGCTAGATAACGTAGGCGTAGTGATCGTTGAAGTGGGCCCAGATACCTGGGTCCAGGCATATCCGCCTGAAGTCGGGATATTATGGCCAGTGCCGGCCGTTCCTGATCCTGTTAGCGTCACCGTGCTGGTCGGCTGGGTGATGGACTGATTGCTGCCAGCGTTGGCCGTTGGCGTGGTCACGGCGACCGAATTGCGCACATGCATCAGCCCCCATTCATAAATGCTGAAGGTCCCAGTCACCGCCGGCTTTATGGTGGAATCAGTAAAGGATACCCGGAAGGTAGGATTGTAGTAAGTATTCCAAGGTCCATGGCCGGTGTTAAAAGTGGAAACGCCATTTGTCCCCGGGTTGCCGGTAAAATAGGCATATCCGAATTTTATGGCATTGATGAAGCCGTTGGTGGTCGCGTTGGGGGTGGGTAGGCGCCGGGCGAAGTTCCAGGCATATTCCCCATAGGTGTCATTGTTTTGATCCCCGAAGAACCAGGAGGGAACGGAATCCGTAACGAATTGCGCCCCCCAAGCCTGCAGGGGATTGTTCGTGGCGGGGCTCATGGGGATCACGGCGGCATTCTTATAACGGGAAGGGAAGGTCTGGGTCGTTTCATTCCCGCTAAGATTGGCCGTATTTTCTACCGTTCCACCACCACCGGAAGAAAGACCGGAAACGATGATCCGATTGCTATCCACCCGGTAATTCTGCACCATGTACGTTTTGATGTTCGCTAGTTGATCTCCGGAAGTAGACCAGGAATTACAGGCGGATTGTGGACCCAGAACAATATATTTTTCAGTAGCTCCGGTCCGGTAATTCATAAATCCGCCAGTTGGCCACAGGCCATGTTCGATAAAATAGAGCGGTCCCCCGGCGGTAGTGGAATTGTATATGTTCGACACTGGTGGGCAGGATTCCCCGGAGCCATGCAGGAATATGAAAAGCGGATACCGCTGGGAACCGGTGGTCCCGTAGTCATTGGGAAGATACAGGTATGCCTGGAAGGTCGGCGTAGAAGCCGTGGTATAAGGCACATTGATGATGGTCCCAGCCGTCTGGGACTTACCGATAAGTCCTAAGAATACCAAAATTGTGAAATAAATAAGTTTCTTCATAATGCAGTTATTATTTGCGTTCGGGTAATGGTCCATTTCATATTTACGCCAGCCACTCCTGCCACCCGGATGACATAAATCCCACCGCTGGATAGGATGGACCAGGTTGCTTTCGAAATGCTGGTCGTGGCCGATTGACCGGGATAGGCGACCACATCGGTGGATCCCGGAAAGGAATAGACCCCATTGATGTTTTTAATTTCTATCTCTTTGTAAGCCCTGGCCGTTTCCAGCGTGTTAATATTTTCCGCCTGTAAGTGAATGGAATATAAACAGGTAGTATTGATGGGCAGTCGAAGGGTATCCACGAAGGCAGCGGTAGTCCCTGAAGTAAGTTGTGTGTGAACAATAATACTATCCAGTCCCATACTGAATGTATTTATTTGGCCATTGATCAACTTATTTACATCCCCGGTTACATCCTGGGCCCGGCAGATGGAAGAAAAAAGGATCAATAAAAAGGTGATGATTCTCATATAGTTAAGTTTTAAGGTATCCACGATATTTTACCGCCATTGGCATAGACAAAAGTGGCTGTATATTTCATGACCACCACAATCCGCCCCCCTACTGCAGGAACATTATCCCAGTGAAGGGGCACCCGCCCGCCGGTAAGATTATTCAGGTTATTTTGGGCATCCAGTGGAATCGTCGTGCCATTACAAGTGAAAGTTTGCGGTCTGCTGGTCCCTGTCGACCGGCTGCTGATTAGTTCAATATTAAACCCCCCCGATGAAGGTGTGATGCCAGGAACATTGAAAATAATGGAATCCGTTCCGGAGGATTCCCCGCCGGTCGTGAAGAGGTAAGGAATTTCAAACAAAGTATCTGGATAGGGTGCCGTGGTGGCAGCAGCATACGGTTCACCATTGTTGGTATAAAATCCCTGTACATCCGCTTCAGGTCCCGCCGATAAGGTCATAGTCACGGCCGTGCTGGCACCGGTCGTATCTGTCATGGCGCCGGAAGTGGTGGTCTGGCCAAAAAGAAGATCCGATGGATTCCAGTTATTAAACCCAGACTGCAATACTTTCCCATTTGTTTGACTGGCATCCCAGATATTGAACTTTACCACGGTTAAGGTGGCTCCGGATGTGACGGTCGCGGTGAAGGGAACATCCACGAAGGCAGCGCCGGGAGAAGTAAGCCGGATTTTACCCGAATAACTACCTACCGCTGTACTAGCTGCTATTCGTACGGAAACGGTTCCTGAAGATATACCCAGGGTTTGACCGAAAACGGCCGTGGTGGCAAAGGTTGACCCATCCGGGGCGACCTGCATCGGGGCATCGGCCGTAGCGGTCACCGAACCGGTCAAACTGCTGGCGGTAAAGGTGAATGTTTTTGCCGGAGTGGATGCCGCTGGCGATACGGTGGTGAACGGGGCCAGCGAACCACTTTCGAAGATCACCGGCACCGCAGCGCCATAGTTATACATGAATGCACCCTGGTTGGTCTGGGCCTGGGTGAGAATCGGGAATAGCAGGATAAATAGCAGTTTTTTCATAATTTATTATTGTACGATATAAGTTCCTTCAATTATGATGGTCACCCCATTACCCGCGTTGATGGTAGACCACATCCGACTTCTGGAAACAATGGTTCCAGAATTGTTTAAAGCAGTGGCCCAACCGGGGGCATCTCCGGATCCGGTGGTTACGCATACCCCGTTCAAATCCGTTGCTGCGGAATAAGTAGAACTTATCGGTAAGGAGATATCCACCGTGTATTGCGTATTTGTGGCAGGTTCAGCGGATATTGAAACGGGCCCGCTGTAATGGACAACATTCCCCACTCTTTGATATTTGAAAACACCAGGCGTAACTATGCCACCAAGAGAAGTGGAAATAAGAGTAGGTGTATAGGTTCCCGCAGCTAATCCACCGGAAGGGATGGCAGCCCCCGTTGCAGCCTGAATGGCGGCCATGGTGGCAATCTGGGTAGTATTGGTCCCTGGCGCTGCCGTGGGGGCGGTCGGTGTTCCCGTCAAAGCCGGAGATGCAGAAAAGACCGCCGTACCCGTTCCTGTTTCATCTGTCAAAGATGCCAGTAACTGGGCCGAAGTAATGGATCCCGCCTGCGTACCGTATAAAGTACCGGATGTCGGCAGCGTCACGGCCGTGGTTCCGGTAGCGGTCAATGTCGTGGTAAAGGCCCCGGTAGTTACCAGCGGCCCGGCCAGGGTGATGGTGCTGATCCCATTGTTCACCCCGGTACCCCCAAATATCGGCCCGACAATGCCGCCCTGCCAGGTTCCCGATGTAATCGTTCCCACTCCCGCCAAGGAAGAAAGGGTCGTCACCGAACTATTGACCAGCGTCCCAGAGACGGGAAGCGTGACATTCGTAGAGCCAGATAGGGTAAACGTCAACGGGAAGGCCCCGGAAGTAGCAAAACTTCCGCCCAGCGTGATGGTCTTTCCGCTATTGTTGATCCCCGTACCACCGAACTGACCCGTTACCGGTGATCCCTGCCATACGCCTGCCCCAATGGTTCCCAGGGTAGTGAGGGATGAAGATCCCGCCCAGGTCGATAATGCGGTATTTTCAACATTCCCCAGTCCGATATCCCCTTTTACCAGGGTGTGCCATACCGGGGCCGTGGCGGCACTCCCGGTACCGGTTCCCCATAGGACCTGGGGTGTGGTGGTATTATTGCCAGCCGCCCGGGTTGGCGCACCTGCAGAACCGCCCACGATCAGGTCGCCAGCCGAAGTCATCGGATTGGCGAACCCAGGGGGAGCTTGCACCTTCCAGCACTTACAGGTGGTATCATAATAATTCGTCCATCCCTGATTTTTACCCAGATTGGTCGTGTCCATTCCCTGAAAGGATCGGGTATAAACGGTATTTTGTGCGGTCGTGTCGGCCATCAGGATTTTTAGTTTTCCATTCAAAGCGGAAGATGCCCCTCCGGTACCCGAAAGCGTTAGGGTGCCACCTAAGTTTTTATTCCCTGTAATATTCTGACCGGAAGCAAGTGTGACCAGGTAGGAAGTATCAGCCTTAAAATTTAGCGTATTGGTGACAATGCTATCCGCACTAAGGCCTATGCCAACCGTGGCCGTCTTTACATTGTTGGTGCCGGGAATCGCCCACCGGTAACCGCCCCCGACATTGGAATTGGTATTCCCCGAACCTCCCCCGCCGGAGGGCGCTGCTTCCGTCTTCCAGCAATGGCAGGTCGTATCATAGTAGGGAATCCATCCCTGGTTCTTACCAAGGCCTGTAGTATCCATTCCCTGGAAGGATCTACGATAAACAATCCCCTGTCCCGCGCTGGTATCCTGCACCAGGACCTGCAGTTTGGTATTCAGGGCAGACCCGGCGGATGTTGTACTTAAAAGCGTTAGGGTTCCCCCTATATTCATGCCGGCGGCGAATTTCTGGATAACGGTGAAACTATCGGTAAAGGCCGGATTGAGCGATGCCAGTACGCTGCCGGAAGTAGGACTTATGATCAATGATCCATTTGCTGGTGCCACTGAACTGACCGCACCAGGTGGCGTATAATATCCGACCACGCCGGATTGAACCCCCAGGAAAGTCCCATTTGCGCCCGCCCCCAGGCGCCCGGCCGCTCCGGCAGTCCCGCCAACGATCAAATCCTGAGAAGTGGTCATCGGATTGCTGAAGCCGCTGGCGGCTGCTATGGTGATCGAACTGTCAGAATTTTTGGTCAGGGTGATATTTGACCCAGAGATCAGTCGGGCAAGGTTAAGGGTATCCGAACCCTGTGCATATCCAATGGATACGCCGCCGGTTCCTACTCCCACCACCCGGATGGAATCAAATGTCAGGTATCGGCCATCGTTGAAACCCAGACTATGGACAACGGTGGTATCCAGTTTTAGTACGCTGCTGCTGAAGATCAGCGGGGCCTGTATACCGATCGCCTGGGCATTCCCCAAGGACCCGGTCGGATTCCCCACCAGGGAACTGGCAGCTACCTGCTGGAACTGGGCATAAGTCACCGTATTGGTCGCCAGGGCAACCGTGATCGCCGTAGTTCCAGATCCTGATGCCTGACCAGATAGCGTAATGGTCTGGTTTGCCTTTATGAATCCTTGTCGATTGACGTAAGTATTTGTCGCCAGAAAGGCCGTATCCGCCGTTATAGTCCAGGCAGGGCCTGATCCCAGCGTTTGCCCCGCCGTTCCCGCTATAATAACCCCACGGTTCGCAACCTGGGTCAGGGTGATCGTCTTTGCCGTGGCCACGGGATCCGTTTCCGATGTCAGGTATCCCCGATTGGTAAGGAAGGTTTTGGTGACGATCTTGCCCCCGGATAGCGTATCGGTATAGGCAATGACCACGGAACTATCAATCCCCACCGTGTCGGTGCCAGATATCAGCGCCCCCCGTTTGCTGAAAAGTTGGGTGATCCCGGTCAAGGTTCCGATGAAAGATTTCAGGCCATTGGTATCCACTTTCAGGGTAATAGCGGTCCCGCTGACCGTTTTGATCAGCAGGTTACCGGCTAATACGGCCGAATCTGTTCCCCCCCCGCTGGTTGCCGTGGTCACCTTTGTCCAACCGGCGCCCGTATCGAAGTAGATGGCATTGGAATCCGTGGCATAGAAGAATGCCCCCAGGTTCCCGAATGCCGGCCGGTTGGCATAAACATCCTGCTGCCAGGTTCGAACCCCGCCGGCGTTTCGAACGGCATCGGTGATATTGTATCCCGCCAGCGTATAGGGTAATGACGTTATTTTCGGGAAGGATATGTGAGAAATAAAAGACGGGTCATTATAGGTACTATCCAGTTTCGGATAAAAGGCTGCATAATCGTTATCCTGCGGGACCACGGCTGCGGTGCGCCCGTTGAAGGAAAAGACGTTCCCGCGCATTTTATAGGCATAAACCCGGCCATTGATCTTTACAATGAAAGTGGAATCCGTCACCACATACAGACTATCCATCTTTCGGTAGTTGGCCGTGTCGATGCTCACCGTGTCGCCGCCAGTGATCTTTATGCCATATCCCGGCAGCGGGTTCCCGCTCCCTCCCCCGCCATGTCCCCGGGCATAGGCCTGGGTGGCCAGGGTGTCATTGGTTCCCTGGAAGTAGATTTGACAACGCATGCTGTCCCGGACATTGATCCATTTAAGGAAAATATACGGCTGATTGATCCATTGCGGGATCTGTGCCTGGGCATAGCCGGCATAAAGAAGAGACAGCAGAAATAATACTTTTCTCATATACATTTATTTAGAAAGCACGATCCAATCCAAACTAACATTTTGCACGGTACCGACCCCTTCATTTAGTTGAACACTACATCCAGCAGTTGTTTTGTTAACTATAACTGGCGTATGAAGGCTGGCATCATTTCCTGGAACGCCGGCAGATACCACGCTGACCAGAACAATATAATTAGTATCCGGGAGAGTAACACCGAAGGCCAACGCCACCGATTTACCCCCAGATGGAACATCCCCCACGGCCGCATTTCCGGAAGCCAGTTTCTTTATGAAGTTGGTATCCGTATAATTTTTATTTACCGGATCATTGGGCCCAGCTGGTGTATAGGCATTTGTATCCCCCTTCAGGATTACTTCGGGCGGCATGACGAACAGGGCCGCCAGTTGGGCCGCTGTATAAGGCATCCGGGGATCATCGCCGGCGGCGACCGTCCCGGCCGTAGTGCCGACATTCTTAGTGGAAGCATTTCCCAGGCTGGCCTGCGTGGCCAGCAGGGATATTACCGAAAGCCCCAGATATTTATTCCCAATCCGGTACTGATTCATATTCCCTTCGAACTGGGGGGAATAGGTCGGGTCCGGGGTGGGTGATATCAATGATCCATAGGACTGATAAATATTTCTGGATGTACCATCATTAAAGCCTTCATTCTGAGTAGGCTGAACGTTTGGACCCAGATAACTTCCTTCCACAAAATTTTGTGTACAGACATACAGTTTGCGCCCCAATATAAAAAAGCCCGGCGTGTACGTATTGGGAACGCCCGGGACATAATAAAGACCCGAAATGATAAAGAAATCGCCCCCATCCGCTCCCGACAAGGCCAGGACCAGGCTGATGGCATTCTGGGTGGCCACCACAAGATCCTGGTCATAGATGGGATTGTCAATTCCATCATATACTATTCGTTCAGCGGGTGCCTGTATTAAATCTGCCATTTAAAAAGTTTGAATTACGTACGGGATGCCCTGGATACGGATTTGTTCTATGATCGCCGTGATATTGCTGATGTTCACCCCCACCGGCACATTAAACACAACTTTGCTGGTCGATGTATTATCGCCAAACCCCCTGGCCTGGGCCTGGGCCGGCGAACCGAAACCCCTGACCTGCACCGGGGTATTATAAGGAAAGGAGGGGGCTGACAAAACGCTGGTCTTTGCCTGGGTGATGAATATCCTTTTCTGAATGGTATCAAAAAGGAAATTCAGCACGTTGGTCAACTGGCCGATCTGCCATCTACACTGAGCGACCAGGGCATTGATCTGTCGGGCAGCATCATAATTATTGAAGGGCAGTTGCAACGGCTGAAGAAAACAGGCGCAATATTTATATAAAACGGTGATCTGCCCATCCGAATTGACGGAAAAATAATTCCTTAACGCCTCATAAAGCATCTTGCCATAATCGATATTTCGGAAGTTATTAGCCATTTATCGGGACATAATTTAGGTTTGTTGCAATATTGGGATCATAATTGAAATATCCCGCCGGCAGGTTCTTCGAACCGGAAAAGGGTATTCCGTCGATCGTCGTGTTATAAAAATAGGCATCCCTGATCCCGGGCACCTGGGCCTTCAGATAATCGGAAAGATCCCCATTGAAAAACTCCCCATTGAATTTAAAAGACTGGGCAAAGGTGGTCATCGCCACAGCGACCGATGCCATCAGGGCGGTCAGGTCATAGGTGGCGAAGTAGGTCATGTTAGCCACGAAGTTGATGATATTGGCCGGCAGGGATATGATGGAAATGGGCAGGCCAGGCAGTTCGTAATTGACGAAGTAATTGGTAAAGGCAGCCAGTTCAGCCGCGGATAACTGCCGAAGGAATCCGGTCAGTTTGTCGATGGCTGCCACCTTCAGGAATAACTGGGCGGAATTACCGGATACAATTTCTTCGAAGGCCGCCTGGGCGATGATCTGGGCTTCCGGGTCCGGCGTAGCATATACCAGTTCCAAGGTGACCGGATCGATGATCAGGTTGTCACCATATTGGAAGGCCAGGGCAGCGGCTGTATAATAGCCGGATTTTCCGTAATTTTTGGATGTAATGATCGAAAGGATACGATTTTCGGAATTGGTCATTTCCGTGATCGTATTGTCAACGGGGATGCCAATGGCATCCGCTATCTTATTTTCAACGGCAGAATCGCTTGGATTATTAAGACCCAGGGCGATAAGATTGGATAATATGAGATCACGGGTAGTACCCATTTAAAAATAATTATATTTCACATCGATCCGTACGCTGATCGCTCCGGTACCGGTGGTGATATAAATGAACCCGGCACCCTGGAAATAATCCTGAATGGTGATCGGCAAAATGGTTCCGGTGATCACTTTGTCAGCAAGATATTCCTGCCCGTTCGGGGTTTTCCCTATGCGGACGGTCGGGGTACCGGAAGTAGCGATCAGAGCTAATTCCAGGACCATGGTATTGGCCGGTATGGGCACGTTCGTATTAAACCCTACGCCCTGCAGTTTGATAGGAAGGATCAGGCTATTATATAGTTCCGTGAAATTACCGTTGATGGCATTCCGGGCATTTAAGCCACTTTCCAGATTTGCGATAATTTGCTGCATAGTTTAGTTTTATGAATCCTGCCATTGTGCCGTATCGATCCATATCCCGTTGTCGTTCCAGAAACCGTCTTTTAATATCCAATTCCCCGCTAGTTCTCCAAATATCGCGTTAATCTGGTCATCTATATTACTGACGGAGTTGTTGCAGATGGGATAGGTAATAAGTTGCCGCAATGCATTAGCATCATTCTGAATGCCATCCGGGATGATGATCTGCTGACCGGCCAGCAGGTCCGGGGTCCAGGAATCAAAATCGTTCGCCGCCAGAATAGCATCCAGGTTCACCAAGCTCCCGGTGCTGTTTTCACATACATCCACAATGGTTTCCCCCGGCTTTACTGTATAGATACTGCTCATAAATAACTTGCTTGAATGTTTATGTCTGCAATCTGATTGGCTAAAAACCGGTTGGACCACCGGGCAAAGGTGGCACCGTCATTGATCATCTGAAATTGCCACCGGTTCATTTCAAAGGTGAAAACAGGGACCGGCCCATTGATCACCTGCGGAACCAACCCGATCCCCAGCATCGGAGTTAACGGGAAAGCCCCCTTTGAAAATAGGATGATGCCTGCATTCTGATCCGATGGGTTCGTTGTCAGCACGAAGTCATTATTTTTTCTTACCACTTCCCGGGTGACGGGATCGAATTTTATGCAGTTGATCATTGCGTAAATTTTGGGTTTTCAAGATTATCCCAGGTCCCCGGTTGTTTGCCAGCCAGTGCCGCCTTCAGGGCAATCTGCAGGGCAGATGGGGCACCATTCCCTGGTTCATCGATTGGCGGTCCATTGATGATCTGAAGGAATGCCTGCAGGATGGCTTTATCCAAATTGCTTTGGGTTTGAATTTCCTTCGCCTTCGGTATGCCCCCCAGCGTTCCCCCGTTCACTTTTATATTTACCTGTCCCGCCTGGGTGCCGATCAGATAATCCGTTACCTCATTGACCCGCACCAGCTGGGGACGTTCCAGCGTATTATCCAGGAAGGAAATATGGCAGTCCGAATTCAGTTTCGGAATCTGGATAACGGAAGCCTGTACCGCCGGCAGGCACATCATAGGAACGGAATAAAAAGTGCTGCCCCCATCCACTTCATCCTTTCCCACTGTCACATCGACGGTAAAGTCATTATTCACTTTCGTGATCGTTCCTTCCACCGTCACGCAGTTCCGCATGATCGATTTAATGGCCAGTTCCACCGCGTCCTGTATTTCGATTTCTTCGTTCAATTTGATGTGGGTATTATGGTGGGGGGTGATGGAATGTCAGACAGATAGGCCAGTTTTATCTTCCGGTGGTAGCCTTTATCATCAATTTCGTGATTGATCGCCACCACCGTGTAATTCCCATTCCTGTCCGGGTACCGGGCATCTAAATACACTACCTTATCGAATAGATGGCAGTCGGGATATAGATAAGTCTCAATATTTCCGCTGTACTTGAACTGCTTATATTTGATAAGGGCTTCTTTGGCCAGTTGCTCATATTTCGCCAGGTCAAACGGTATCCGGTAAAAGAATACTTCCCGGATTTCCCCCCCGGGCTCCCCCACTTCCAGGCTGGCCTTCTTCCCGTTTTCCATAATAAACCAGCATTTCACTTGAATCTTCAGGTATACCGCTTCCGGCTTTTGCAGGTTGCTTTTGATCACGTTGCGCCGGGTATCGAAATTGACCACGTTCAGCGTGTTGCTGGCAATATTGCAATAAAGGGTGCGGCCATGCAGGCTAATATTCAGGCCCAGTTCCTTTTTGATCCATTCCAGAATGGCAGCCGGGCTCATAAGGCGGAATGTAATATTGACCAGGGAAAGGTCCAGGGTCGGCAATTGCAGGTCGATCCCCGTCCCTTTGAGCACCAGGTTCAGCAGGTCCTTCAGTTTTATCGATCCCTTATTCAGGTTGATAACGGACTGATTGAGCATGAAGATATTGTCCAGGCACCGAATCTTCATCGGGGTGGCCTCAATAAACTCATAGACGAAGCCGTTGAAAACTTCAATTTCAGGAAGGATTTCCAAAAATCCGTTTTCATTTGTCTCATAGTGGGCTTTGACCAGCACTGCATCCCCTGTGGAAAAAAGGGTCTTAGTGATCGCCGTAAGGTAATCATGGGCACCGTCCTGATATTGTACCCGGGTAGCCAGGGGAACAACGATATCACAGGAAGCTCCTATCTCCTTACTGTCATTTTTAGTATGCACGGAATGGACAGTCTGCAACTGGGCCACCCTGCCGGTAGTTTGGTTTGTGATCGTAACCGATATTTTCCCGTTAAAATACATCTATCCGATTATAAGGCTTTGACCAGGTACATTTTCGAAACATTTCAGATGCAGCAGGATATTGGTGGATCCCCGCTGTACATGGGCTGAAATGTGTTCGATCACTAACTGGCTGATATTTAGCTTGTTTAAATAACTATTGTTGACCGTCTGCACGGAATCCGGCAGCCATATCTGGTTCCAGATATCTTCCATATACTGCACGGGAAATATATCCGCCACCGGTCCTGCCAGCCCTGGCGGCTGGTTGTTGGTATTGTAAAAAGTGACTCCCCCCTGGTTTTGCATCCGCAGAACGCATTCTATTTCAATATCTGCCGGTTCTCTGCTGATCCTTTCAAATACGCTGGGCCCATCCAAGATGTGGGTCAGCACCACAATCTTCTTATTGGTTATTTCAATCTTACTGTCCGGCGGCAATACTACCGGACCGATGACCAGATACTTAGGATTGTTGGTAGGATCTGTGAAAGGGATCAATGGCGGCGGGGCACCTCCCGGCAAAGTATTATTTGCATAATCCACGTTGGGATCAGGTACGAACACCTTCAGCGGGGCAGCATCGCGGGGTAATATCTTCCCATGATAACGGACGTCGACGGTATTTATATGAATGAATGCCATTGGTTACATGGTTCTGGATTGTTGATAGGCAAGATTATTGAGCGCCCGAAGGATCACTTCCACCGCCTGCTGGCCGGCTTCCTTTATGTTACCAGGCACGCCGACAGTCACCTTTTGCAGGGCATCATGGAAATGGATGATAATGGTCTTCGCCTCCCCCAGGCCGCCCTTCGCTCCGGATAGGTTCACCGTTGAAAGGGCTTCGTTTTGGGATCCGGAACCCGCCGGCAGGGGGGGCGCCTTATACCCTTTGATCCCTTCGCTGCCCAAGGTATTGATGATCCCCGCATAACCCGCCTGTATTTTCTTTTCAGCCGTCAGGGCATCGGTTAAGCCGTTGATGCTGTTAATAAGGGCGTTCCTTTCTTTATCAAACAGAAAGGCGTTCTTTTCATCCCGCTGGCTTTCCGGGCGCAAATTATATTCATGGGTAATCCGGGCAAGATTATTTTTAGCATCGGCAAGCTGGGCCTCCGTCTGCTGGCTTATTAATTTACCAATCGCCTGGAAATTGGTCTGGGCTTCGTTCAGCATCATCCCCTTATCGGCCCCGGTCATATCAGGACTTTCCCGATTATTGAAAGCCCCTTGGATACGTTCATAGGATTTCTGGGCATCATTTAGGCCATTCGTTGCTTCCTTCAGATGACCCAGTTTTTCAATAATCCCTTCAAACTTAGTGTCCATTTCGTTCATCTTCTCAATAAGGAAGCCCAGGATCACGGCGAAGGCACCGACCCCCGTGGACAGCAGGGCCGTTTCAAACCCCTCCACGGCCACGGTCGCCCCATTGATCACCACGGTAGTTTCCCCCATCGTTGCCGCCAGCAGCATCTGGGACCAACGGAAGGCCGTGGTCGCTGCTGATATACTAAGCATGGTGCCTTTATAGATCAGCCACATCGGCAGAATCTTGCCCAGCACCCGGACAATGCCTTCCAGGTTATTGATGAAGGCCTGCACGGGGGCACTATCCAGAACAGATATGATCCCGTTCATGATAGAAATAAATGTCGGCCGGAGGCGTTCCCCCATATCCAGGAGTTTTTCGGTAAAGGCATTCTTCGTATCGTTCATCTTTGCGATCAGGGAATTGCCCGCATTGGCCAGTCCCCGTTCGAAGTGCTGCTGCAGTTGGGCGGAAAAGTTCATCAGGAACTGCCCAGAGGATATTTGCCCCCGTTTCATCGCTCCGTGAAATTGCTCTTCGCTCATTTTCATGGACTTGGCCGCCAGTTCCATCGCACCAGGGAGAGAGAAGGCCAGCATCCGCATTTGCCTGGCCTGCAAGGTGCCCAGTTCTCCGATTTCCTTCAGGGCGAAGGTGACATTCCCGAACCGGTAGGCGGACAGATGCAAGACGGTCGCGGCCGTTGACACACCTTCGAACACCTTCCGAAGGCGATCCCCTTCGATGCCGGTCCCATAGAACCCCGCCTGCATTTCGCTGAAAGATTCAATGGCTTCCTTTATCGGAAGGTGCAGCCGCTTCACGGCGCCTTCCACATATTCCAGGTTTTGCCCGGCATCATAGGAATTGATGCTGGCATATTTGATCACGTTGCGATATCCTTCGAATTCTGCCGTCAACTGCAGGATTTCCTTTCCGAATTCGTAAAGCCTTTCTACAGCGAAGGCCTCTACGATATAGCGGCCAACGGACTGGACCCGCTCTTCCATTTCCTTAAACTGCTGACCGATCTTTTGGGTTTCATGGCTGACCTTGTTGGACATGGATTCCATGGCCTTTTCGACCTTCTTCATCTGTTCCAGGATCTGCCCCCCCATATTTATATCGAACCCATATGTTGCCATGATCAGTCTTTTTGAAACGGGGCATGCCATAAATTCAGCACATCCCGGAGAACAATATTATAATCAATGTATTGCCGCATTGTCAGCCGGTCCAATTCCTTTTTACCCATGCCAAAAAAAGCCCGGAATAATGCTTTTTTATAAAAAACATTGTCCCGGGCGATAAGCCGATTTAAAGCCTCCACGGGCTGTTCTTTTAAGTCTTCGAGTTCGGCGTCGTGTCGTGAAAAAAAGGGAACGCCTTTTCCGTCAGGAACCACATGCCGAAGGGCAGCAGGGCCTTTGAATCCGCCAGAAACTCCTGTTTATCGATCTTGGTAAATTCAGTATCATCGGTGATCACCAATTTCCTGATAGCCGCCACGGTCAGTTCGTATATCTTATCGGTATCCACATCCACATGGCGTTTACCATCTTTAATGACAGGTTCGCCATCTTCCTGATCCGGCTGGCTGGTATACAAGGACATGATCTTGAAATGCAGTTTATGCTGATCCTGATCTCTGGAATCCAATTCTTTAAAGGTGACTATTTTGGTGACGGGGGTGACCACATGATTTGTTCCATCAAATCCCGCAGTTAAATAGGTCACTTCCCTGGAAAATGTTTGTTGATCGCTCATATAGACTTACAGTTTAGCAGTTTACACCAATCCGATGGATGTGAAATTCATATCGGACAACGTTTCTTTATCCTTTCTCTTAACGGATGTCGTTTGAGAGTTAATATTTACGCCTTTAAAAATCCAGTTCAGGCCGCCACGGATAGCGGTGGCGGCAAAGGTGGCGCCTTTTATATCGATGGCTTTTTTAAGACCTTCGATCAGCAGGATAGGATTCAATTCCCCGGCCTGCATCGTGATCTTTCCCCCATAGGAATTAGCATTCTGCTTATTGCCGATGGGATCTTGTTCACCGGTGGCATAGATCAGTTCTTCTTCCGCTTTAATATCCATGCTCACGCTGTCCACCGTCCGCAGCGGATAGACACCGCCCCCATTGATCGCCAGGGTGAACTTGTAATCGGCGCCGGTTAATATGAGTTGATTATAATCTGGCATGGCTTACAGTGTTGCGGTGAATTGAATGGTGCCGGTTACCCCGCCCAGGATAACAGTGGGCACTATCTTTAATGAGAAAACGAGCGTCTTTGTGGCCAGGAAGTTGGCGCCGGTCACCGTCAACGTAGCTCCGGAGATATCGCCCGTACCGGTATTTTCCGATATCGGATCGATGAACTGTTCGGTAAACTGCTGGGTGATGGTGGACAGCCAGCCCTGGGCGACCGACCCAGTGGCCGTATCGATAGGCAGGTTAGCACCCATCTGTACCGTAAAGAAGGCCAGCGCGGCAGCCGCCAGATGGTTGGCCACTCGGTTGTATTCCTGGGAAGATAAGGCCTTGGTGCTGGGATTGCAGGTGGCTGCATCATTCCAGAAATATCCGGCCTGCCCGAACCAGGTCCGCAGGAACATGAACTGCTTTTGGCCAAGGCTGGTAATATCGGCCGGCGAAAGACCGGTAAGGGTCGTGCCATTGATATTTCCGATGGGCGTGATATTGTCCACCAGAAAGCCGGTATCGGCGGTAGTATAGGTGGTATGGCCGGTTACTGCAGTGAATTGTGCCCCCAGTGGATAGGTGACAGCATTGTAAGTCACCGTCCCGCCCAGCACTGTATAAATATGCCCTACCACCAGGGTGGAAGCGGTCGTCGTTTGCACGCTGTTGGTCAGGTAGGCCGCACTGATAGGAACGGCGCCATCATTTACTGCCCCCAAACCATGGCCGATACTGATCCGTGCGAAGCGGCCCAAGGCCAGCCCCACGCCGGATGTTCCATTTGGCCGGGATCCGGTAATACAAAGCGATATTGCATAGGCCGAATTGGTGGCCTGGGTGCCGATGGTGGAAGGTGTTACCGTAGAGGACATATTATAGCCGTCCACGATGGCACTGAATTGATACCCCAACTGGAATAAAGCGATTTGCTTCGTCTGCAGGGCGGTGACTGCCGCCGGCACATCTGCCGGGAAGTCCGTGGCCGTCATCAGGGTGGTCGGCGGCGCGTAGGTAAGCCCCAGCATTTTCACCCGGTTGTTGGGATCGGCCTGGGCCGTGAACCGGACAAGGGTATCAAATAGCGTGGCCGCTACATAGGTGGCATAGGCCGTATTTGTTGGCACCCCTACCAGCCATAGCAGCGTTCCATCGCCGCCGGTCAGATAGAAATCACTGACCTGTTGATATACCGCTGTGCCATTGGTAGCATCATAAGCCGCCGTGATCCCCAACGCCGTCAAATCCGTCAGACCTGTAATCAGGTAGGGCGTATTGAGGGAAAAGGTGGAAGTGACCGCAACTGCCTGGGCAAAGATCATCATGATCCCATCGGAACTTTGGGGAATCCCGACTGAATTATTGATGATCGATATGGAAATAGGGTGATCCATGTAAAAGTTTTGTGCCTATCCAGGGTTATGCCTGCGAGTCTTCACCAGCTGCAGTACCCTTTCCGGCCTTTTTATTCAATTCAGCGGCCTTCTTATCGATTTCCGCCGATCTTTTTTCCAGTTCTTTGCTCCTGCTTTCCAAAAGGGCCATCTTATCGTCCAAAGCCTTCATCTTTTCAGCCAGCAGGGCATTGGGATCAATCTGTAAGGGGGCGGGGCCTTTCTCCTTTACCTCTTCAGGTTGCGCCGCCTTCCCCTTCGGTTGCAGATCCTCATGCATATCCATGCTGAGAATATTGGACGTTTGTACCGATTTACGTTCATCCCGTATTTCTGTGTTCCTGGAAGACATCAGCATTTCATTCAGTTTATCCACCGAATCCGCGTTCAATCGCTCCGTTTCTTCCATTGTGCTGCCATTTATGAATGGCGGCAACTGTCTGGCACTGGTAAACTTATACCGGTAAGTCGCCTCTTCCTGTTTGGGATTGACGAAATTCCGGTGGTTCAGGGATTCCTTGTCCGTAGGATACATATTACCATCTCCGTGGAACCAGACAGCATCGTGCTTTCTCAGGGCAGCGGCTATCTGGGGAATGTTGTACGCATGGGTCTTGAAAATCATATACGCAGTTTTATGGCCTATCCCGGCCCGGGTTATTAAAAGGAGGTTTTGAGCCGGTTGAAAAGTTTGCCTTTTACGCTGGCGGTGGAAGAGGTAATGAAGTAGACCTTCAGATATCGCCCCTCAAAAATAGCCGTATCCTGTTTAAAAGATACGTTGCTCCACGTATTTGCGGACAATGTGTAGGATTTGGAATAGGCAGATTGAGCGGCGCCCTTCGGTACCGCGAACCAGTTGACGTTATCATTGGACTGCAAAAAGGTCAACGTAATGGTCGCCGTGCCAGCGCCGATCTTATTCCAATACCAGGTAAGGTATGGTGATAAATTATTCGTATGCTGCACCGGGATAAAATACGCGATGGAATCCGATACCTGCAGGGAATCCGAAGGATTCAGGGTTCCGCCATTGGGGTAGGTGCCACCGAAATCCAGGAACTGTCCCTGGGTCAATACGCCGGTATTTACCACCCGGGTCTGGGCGAAAGTGCTGGCAATGAAGCCGATCACCAAAAAAGAGAGAACGAGAAACTTTTTCATCTGAAAAGTATTGAGGATGGACCGCCTAAGTTTGGTCAGCAGCCCATCCGGGGTTAAAATTATACGTTCGGGGTACCGTAAGTGTACAGCGTGGTACCGTTGAAATTCGCACGGAGGGGGACAATACCCTGACGCATGTCGGCCGACATCCGGTAACCGTAGGCGGTCGGGTCCTGGATCATGAACACATCCAGCATACCCAGGCCGATACCGACCTGGTTGGGGATGAAGCCGATGCCAGCAGAAACGGCGGTCGCCGGGATGATACCGGAAGGATCTTTCACCTGTCCAGTGGCCGGATCGTAAATGGCTACCCGGCTACGTTGATTTAAGACCGTATGTTTGATACGCAGCAGATCGGCCTTGTTGGATTCAATCCAGCGGGTCAGCAGGCTCTTCGTATCGGGGTCCAGAGAAATGAAGGCTTCCTGGGTGGGATCAATGACCAGCACAGGTTCTTCATTTTCCAGTTGGAAATTTTGTTTGTTGTAAATCTGTTCAATCCGGGTGATGTCATTGTACGCAGGAGTAGCCAGCGCCGTCAGCAGGGTCGGATTGTAGAAGAAGGCATTCGGATCATTCGCACCGGTAAGGGTAAAGGAACCATTCGGAGGTGTACCGGATTTTTGTCCGATAGTCTGGATGATCGAACCGGCCGGTACCGTGGAAGCCAGCGTAAAGATCAGTTTGTCATCATAAGCTGCACCCCACTTAGCGAACGCCTGGGCCCATTGTACGGCCATTTTATCATACCGTAACTGATGCAGCGTCAACGGGGTCCAGAGCATAGGTTGTAACCAGCTAGGGATCAGGGTGAGCGATACAGCGGTATCATCTACCTGGTAATCGGCCGGGCTGACCGGTTGAGTACCGAAGGTGATGGTGGGATCAGCCGCAACGTTTGCCCAGATCAGACCGGTGTTTCCACTGGTCATTTCAGCGCCAAACATTGGGATTTTCGACTTCCACGATGTGGTCGGGAACAGGGTAAAGATTGCAAGGGACAGCCATTCGATGGTTGTCAGCGCGGGAGCGGCCAGCGCGTTGTCGGTGGAATTCAGTTTCAACATTTCCCGGCCTTTCGAGCCCAGGGAAGTGATGGTCCTGACGGTATTGTCGCGGCCCAGGGCTTCAACGTGCCCGGACTGCAACTGGTTTAAAAGGGAATGCAGTGTCATGCCGCCGCGACTCTTATTCACGGAGCGGGAGCGGGCGGAATCATATTCGCCCTGGTTGATGTTGGCAATGATCCGGGTCTTTTCGACCACTGCAGAAAGGCGCCCATCTTCCATGATGGATTGCAGGATGACCGCGTAATCGGAAATTTCTTTCCCATCATCATTTGTCATGACCCTGCCCAGGATACGCTGGCCTTCTTCATTCTTCGCGGAAGTCAGTTCCGTGAAGGAAACGCCTTTGTGTTTGTTCATAACGATTTTTAATTCGGGTTGTGGGGCCAGTTTGAGATTGGCGGCCTTCAGTTGTTCGGGCGTTTTCAGCGCGATGGTGGTCTGATCGGTTCCTTTTTCAGGAGGGGTAACCTTATACCCGCCGGCAGCCAGCAGAACCTTGGCCGCTTCCAGATTGGCAGCGTTCTTTGTCTTCATCTCGTCAGTGTCGTCCGTTTCCATACAGGATTTGTAGGCAGTTTCAGCCTCCAATGCGTCATTGCATGCTTTTTCAGCAGCAGCGTACGCAGATGCATATGCATCCTGGTCTTCTTTCGAAGCGCCTTCCTTTTCGGCTTTTTCCTTCGCGGAAGCGGCGGCGGCAACGGCGGCTTGTGCAGCCTCAGTGGCTTTTTCAGCCTTACTTTTTGCAGCAGCGCGGGCAGCTTCCAGTCCGGTTGGGCCGGGTTGGGGTTGTGTGGGATCCTTTATGGATGAAGATGGTTGACCGGTTTGTGCGGGGGCTTCCAGTTTGGTGCCGTCAGCCTTTTTGCCTCCCATGAAGAACTGAAGGACAGTTGCCATCAGGGATGTATTGTTCTTCACAATTTCCTGGATCACTCCGGGAAGCTGGGAATTGCTGGGATCAGCAGGGGATTGGTTACCACCTCCGCCAGCAGCAGCCAGTCGGGCCGTTTCGCCAGCGACAAGGGCTTCCGCCTCTTCTACGGCAGTGGTTAATACGGCGATGGTTTCGGCGTTGGGAGTGGCTTCGGCCTTTGCAGCCGCCAGGGCTGTCTGTAGGGCTTTCAGCTTTACCTGCCAGGGGGACAATTTCATTGCAGAAATTTTATATTGTGAAGAAAGTGAGACAATTTGATTTGCAATACTTTGCAGTTCGGTCTTCTCGTAAATCTTAGCGGCCAGTTGGGCATCCGTGGTAACCGCTTCATGATTGGAAGGAAGTGTGACAATGGAAATTTCATATAAGTTGAACTTCTCACACACTTTGTTTCCCTGGGCATCCAGCACCGTCTGGCCGGCGGTGTTTGTTTTCCATTCGGCTTCACCACCAATGCTGCAGGCCCGGATCCAGCCACCTTCATACATGGCCTTATATTCCTGGCTTTCTTTGGTGATCCCGTGGAAGACCGGGATACCGGTCCAGTTACCAGCCTTATCCTTTTTGATGTCGGTCATTATTCCCAGCGGGGGGGCATTCCAATCATGCTGACAAAGAACTACAGGGTTAAGACTAAAACGGGCAAAATTTAGGGAATCGTTCGGGATCACTCCACCCTGATCGTTCGGCGTGGCCGTGGTGAAAACGATTCTTTTACCTTCCATGGGACTAAAAGTAAAGTGTTTAAATTTTATTTTGGCTGACAGGCAATAAGTTGCCTATCTTAGAGTAACCTATTAACAGCATGAGCCCAACCGAATTAGAAGAAGGAAGAAAGCGGATATCCGATAGATTGCGTACTGCCCGGAAGGAACTGAACATCAGCCAGGCGGCGCTGGCCGAAAGGTCGGGGCTAAATGTCCGAACTATCCGGAGGATGGAAAATGGAAGGGAAGGTGCCTGGGATATTGACAGCCAAATTATTTACGAAACCGCTCTTAATCAATTAACTGTGTTATGACAAAATCGACTACGTACCATGAATTGATGCTGATCCTGGCCGATATGGAAGCTCAGGGCCGCAATTCAATAACCTGGGGAATATTCAACCGCACGAAGATTGATGCCTTCTATAAGGCCAATGACGTTCGGATAAAATTATTTCAGAATTATTATAAGGAATTGGTGGAGCGGCTGGCGGACCGGGATGACTTAAACAATGTCATCATCCTGAATGTGGAAGGCGGGGGCCAGCGGATCCAGTTCAGCGAAGAGAATCAAAAGACCTTTGACAAAGAATACTTTGCCTTTCTGAAAAACCCCATCCAACTGCATATATGAGATAAGGCCCTACTCACGTAAAAAGCCCCGCATTGCTGTGGGGCTTTTCTTTTTCGGTTCGGCTTAATGGTCTATGGGGCCGCTTCAGCAGGAACTTCCTCAAAATACAGGTAGTATTCCTTTTGCGGCACAAAAAAGTCAGAGGCCTTGGTATCCTTGTCGATGGCGATCGTCAAGGAACCGGTCGGGGTTGCTTTGGAGTAATCGGCATTTTCGCCGTCTTTTCCATAGACCGCCGTCAGGTTGGCGCTCTTATTATAACCATTGTCCGTTATGGAGTTACAGCGAAATTTCGCTTTTATCCGTAGGCTCATGAGTTACATAATTACATGGGGTTAATGAATGTTTTAGTGACGGCAAGATACAAAAAAACCCCGGCTTGCTACTCCGGGGTTCGACTTTAAACGCATGCAAATTATCCCTTAACCTCCGGCTTAAAAAGAAATTTAGGACTTACCCTGGAAAGCCATGTTTCATCTTCCTGAAACTCTCCGACATTAGGGTCAAGGTTCAGGCTGATAGTAAATAAAATATTGCCGCGCGTGCAATCTACGCCGGTTATGACGCACTTCAAAGGTGCCATCTGGCTGTTTAATGCGAATAGACATTCATCGCCGATCATGGTTGCGGCTTCATAAAAATCTGTTATTGGCGTAATATTTTCCATAATATAAAATGTTCGGCTGCCCCGTTCCCGGTTGTTGAACAAATATAAAAACGCTGTCTATCAATTTCTTACGGGTTCCCATAAAGGCAAAAAAAATCCCCGGCTGCAGCATGCCAGGGATTTCATTTTGCTTCGTCTTTTGGTGGTATCTCCGCGTCATCGGCTCAAACATTGGGCCTCAACGGGCTGCACCGCAGCTATTATTTAGGGGGTTGTTATCAATCAGGAGACGGCATACCCCACGTCAAACGGTCCAGCTTCGACCTCCGTGGCTTTCTCTGAATGGTTGCCCATATGGTCCCGGCTCCATAAAGCAAATATAAAAAAAATCCCCGCATGGACATGCAGGGAAAAACAAAAATGAATCTAATATCTATGAAACTCAATATAAATTTACGAATTATCCGGCGGGGTGGCAACAATGGTTTTTAGATCGGCCCCTGATATATATTGAACGCTGTCGGTGCTATCATCGATCGCCACACTTTCCAGCATGAACCGCCAGCCCATGCATAGGCCCTCCCGATATTTCAGGGCATCGGCCTTATGGGCGCCGGTCAGGGTGAACCGGTAACCATATTTGGATTCTATATCCAGCATGCCCTGGGTCAGCCATTGGCGGGTGGTAAAATGAACCCGTACCAGATCGCACCACGCCAGGGTGGCTTCGGATTCTCCGGTCACATCATCCCCGTATGCGTTCGGTTCATAGTTGTAAAGGTTGAAACCCCAGGTCCAGCTGACCCGCGTGGATCCCCCGCACCACTGGGATAGTTCGGTATCATCGATCATTTCAATCATCGCCAGGGGAAACTGGTAGGTAACAGCTTCGGAATCTTTGAAGTCGGTCTTCAGGATGACTTGGCCGATGAAATCGCCGTTCTGTTTAGAAAAGGCTTCGGCCTCCTGGCGGCAGGCGGTAATGATGGCCGGGGTGATGGTATCGATGGGCATTATAATTTTATTAGTTCGTTTTTAATTTCGGCTAATTCAAAATCAAAGTAATATCTATCTTCCGTCCCGCAGGCGACCAGATATTTTATGGACCCTTGTTGAACAAATAAGGCGACAACAATGCGCTGTTTTTGTTCGGTATCCGTCTTTACGTATACCAATTCCCCTATTTCAAATGCCACTAAAAACGTGGTAGATTTCATAGCAGTGTTTTGGGTTTGGGGGTTCCCGGGTCTACGCCGCCGGGGATAGCATTCGTTACAACGGTGCCCCGACCTTTGCAGTTCGGGCACTTTACGAATGTGTTCAGGGTTGGCATATTCTCAGTCGTATTTATCATGCCTGTCCCATCGCAAACATAACAGGTTATCGGTTTCATCGGAATGCTGTCCTGCATATAGCGTTATTTTTTAAAGGTTTGTAATGCTTTGTCCCGTTCGTAGATCACTTTCTTTTCCACCGCTGCCATGATCTTCGGGTTGGGCGGCTCTCCCGGCCTGGGCATAAACTGCCTGGGTGGGATTTCGGTATGGATATGGTGGGGGCCCATGCTGCCATCCGTCACCCCTTCATTCATGTACTGGGCATAAGGAACCAGGTTGATATCCACCCCTATCCTGACCCGGCCGGTGCCGATCTGATCATACTTTATGCCATTGAACAGGGCCATGGTCTGTTCCAGCAGTTTGCGGGTAGAGGAATAGACCGACCCTTTGACCCATACCCGTTTGTCGTATAGCGACTGGGTAGCGGCCGACCGTTCCTTCCACTTCACCACGCCGGTCCCGGAATCATATCCCTGCAGCCGGAAATTGTCCTTCACGGATTTCACCGCTTCACTACCGACAATCCGGGGCAGCGCCTTCACTAAGGTTTGCATCTCGGTTTCGGTTCCCCGCCAGTCTTTCAGGAGATCATTCAGGTTTTTTTGAGCCATCGATTAAAATTACTCATTTCCTCCTATAATTAGGCCGTTCCGTAATTTATTCTCCGACCCGTTGCTGAAGGCGAAGGCATCCGTAATGTGCCCATCCCGGGTAAGGACAGCATATGAAGTCCGGCCGATCAGCAGGTAAGCCCGCAGCACCACTTTTTGCGTTCCCACATTTTCCCACTTCCCCCATATTTCCGTAGGTTTTTCGATGCAGCGGGGGATATTTTCAAAACCGCGCTGATGTTTCTGGATGGTATGGATGGCGCCGTCCCCCAGGCGGACATTGGCCAGCGTTTCCTTGTTCTGGAAGACTATATTGCCCCGGTGATCATTGTGGTACAGGGATTTCCATCCGTGTATGGTTTCCACCAGCTGGTGGAATGGCTTCGCCGCCAGCCCGGTCAGTTCCTTATCCCCTCCAAGGTCCTTGGCAGATGGCAGGCCGAACGTCCCGGCATCCCCTTCGTTGGCGCTGGGGAAACCCTGAAAATAACTGTGATCGTTGGGCATGGCACCCTGAACCGCCGGGTTGAACCGGAACTGGGGATCCACATTATCTTCCAGGTATTGCTTGGCATCCGCCGGCGTGGATACCTTCAGACCGTTTTCCTCCACGAACATCCCATCGATGGGTTCACCCTTACACCTGCAGTTCCAGTCCAGTGGGGGGAAACAGGAATCGCTATCAGCATCGCCGATCTGAAATACCCGGTCTTCCATTTCCACATGCTCCGGGCGCTCCCGGCTATCCATGACCCCTTTGTATATCCAGTAGGGATACAGGTCGGCATCTTTCTGCATGCGGGTGAACTGTTCGATGGCGCCAGCCTGCCGGCGGGCAGTCTCATATTCCACCCGAAGCCATGTTTCCTGTTGAACCTGGGCAATGGGTTCTACGTCCTGGCGAAATTGCTGGTAGCCCTTCAGCACCCCTTTTTCATTAAAGACCTGCTGCTGCATCAGTTTTACTTCGGCATCGTTCTTTGCGGCAGAGAACTGGGCGGCGTTCAGCAGGTAGCGTTCGACCAGGTTGGTAGGTTCGAAGGATTCAAACGTATGGCGGATGGTGGTTTCGGCCAGAATCTCCTGGAAGAACAGGTCAGTATACTTTTTGTACAGCGGGGTGAAGATGGTTTTCCCCTTCCGGTTGCGGTAGATGTACTTCATTTCCTCTTCGGTGAGGGAATCCGGGATCAGGCGTTTGGGATTGGGAAGGCGGGGCCGTGGCTTCAGGGTAGCATATTCAACGCCTACCAGTATTTTTTTTTTTGAAAGCCCTTCGGTATAGCATAATGCAGGCCGCTGCTGTTTGACTGAGGATCAGGATCTTTTGTAGGCTTTTCTGTCCCGGGCTTTGGTGCCACGACGGGTTCGGGAGCATCTTCGATATATTCCCGGGCCACGCCGTTGGCCTCAAAAAACTCATTGGTCAGCCGTTTGCCATTGGCGGTGACCACGGATGACAGGCTGGTCATCTCTTCAAATGTCAGTTGTTCGGCCTTATCATAGTCATAGGCCCAATAAGCCGGCAGGCCGGTATAAAACTTTGCCAGTTTCGGCACATAGTCATCATTAAGAACCGCCAGCACCCGGGGCAGTTTGGATTTTACTACGGCCTTAAACATACGTTCATGCACTTCGCCCAAGGACCTGGAGCCGCTGCCGGACTTGCTGGCACTGCTGGCCAAGGTGCCGCCCAGCAACCATTCCCGGATTTCATTCTTTTCATCATCATTGAATTCAGAATAGACCTTGTACATATTCTGGCCGGCCTTCGTTTCAGCGAAGTCGATTTCAATGCTTTTTTGAATCTCACCACCAGGGACCACGGTATAAGGATAGACGAACCCTTTGGAAGGATCTACTTCGGAGGCTATTTCTTCCGCTTGCACTTTATACTGGTTGACCTGCTGCCCGTTGGTCAGGGTGATGGCGTTGTCGTTTTGAGGATATCCAACCGTCATGATCGGATAAGCCAGTCGACGGCCGGCAGCCAGCCAGTTATTTTTCGACTGGTTGATCTGGATGAAAGACCGGCATATAGGTTGCATCCATCCCAGTTGGTTTTCAATATTGGTGGAATGCTGGATGAACAATACATTATCCAGATCAGAGAAATTCACGCCATCATAAGGGCTGAAAGTGGTGTTTTTTAGGAACCTATTGATGGGGTCAATCTGCTGCTGGGGATATTTGTAGACCTTCCGGGTGGGGGGATCGAAGTTAAGACCGGTAAAACCCCAGAAAAAAGCCCAAAGGATTTCCTTTCGCACGGTCTTTTGCCATGGCCGGTCACAAAATTCTTCCTGCATGGAATCAATCTTATTGCCCGACTTATCCACAATCTTAAAATCGATGGCATCTATGGCATCACCCAGTTTTTCAAAGAGGCCTTGGACGAAGGCGCTGCTGGTATAACACCAGATATACATCGCCGCCAGTTGCCGGGTGTCCCCCATATTGGTGGCCTGATCACATGCATAGCGCCATGTGCTGATATCGTATACCTGGAAATAGTTGGATGGATAGGTTTGGGTGATCCTGGTCAAACCAGTCGCCTTCGGGGTAATGTAAGGATTTGCAGATGGGGCCTGCCCGCTGGCAGGTTTGGCGCCGGGTAGTCCTACGCCCCAGCCGCCGGCATCCTTGTTGTTTCCCCATACTACGCTGCCGCCACCCAGGTTGCCATAACCGCCAGTGTTCGGAGCTACCAGCGGAAGATTGCCGAAGGGGGCACCTGGGGCCGTGTTGTTGGCGCCGGAATTGGGCAAGGTGATCCCTTGGCTGGGAATGGAATAGAATTGCTGGCGTTTTGCCAGGACAGCGGGGTCGTTATTGCGGCGTTCACTTCGATGTTTACCCACGGGTGCGGAAGTTTGAACAAACCAATTCCGGCCGACTGTTCGGTGGTGGTAATGGTTGGTTGGTGAGTGGATCAGTGCCTTGGGAAGGAACCGGGTGAAGTGGCAGATTTGCCTGGGCATTGCGGATATCCAGCATTGTCTTTTCCAGCCATTTAAAATCAGCAGCCATCTTTTCACTGATGCCCTGCATCGATCCCATCGCATTACGAACGGCCAGCAGGGTGATGATCTTTACCAGATAGGTGGATCTTTTGGTCGGGTCGGTCTGGGCCAGTTCGGTGGCGATATCATATCGGTTGTTGGCCGCGCTGGTTATTTCCCCATACGCCGTTGTGCATCCCTCCTGCAGGCGGTCCGGGTCGGTGGAATAGACCGTGTTCAATATTTGATAAGGGCACCACGCCACCAGGTCTTTTCCGGTGAGATATCCTAAAGGCAGGGCTTTTAGCTGATCGATGGTAAGGGCCATGAGGATAAAGTTATACTTTTTTTGATTATCCGGTAATATTTGAAACGCGATTCACTTTAGAGACACCCCCTGGCTGGATGGTTTTATGCCGGTTGGTATAGGCAATGTACTGATCATAGAAGGCCTGCACGATCATATCCTTCAGCGTATCGGTGAAGTGGCCATTGTGCTGGTAAGATGGGCCACCCTCATAGTCCGCCTTATTGATCTTCAGGATATTACCATTACGGTCGGCCTTCGTGATGATATAGTCCTTTATGGATTCCGGGCAATTACCGATTTCTATCTGCAGGCCGGGAATCTCATTATTGAAGATGGCATTTGCGAAGTCGGCTATCCCTGGCGGCGCCGGTGAATAGGCCAGGAAGCAATCCTTTGTACGGAAGTCAGCGGAAGTGACGGCTTCGTTGACGATCTGGAAGAAGGATCTTTTCAGCGGATCAATGGTGGATTGGTTCTTTGTGGACCGGTCCCCACAGATATGGACGGTCATTTCGTAGTATTTGAGCTGGTGCAGGTATTTGATGATCAGTTTTGCCGCCCCGGCCGCACTGTTATCAGGATCCACCGCTGGCAGTTCCGCTATCTGTCGGGCAAACCATATCGTTCCCCCATCAATTTCTTCGGGGATCAGTTGCCATACTCCCACCGCACAATAGGGGTAGACGTTGTTATCCAGCGAAAAAAACAGGGGAAACATAGGATTGTACTGCAGCCGGCGATTGACATGGATGTTCGACTGGAACCTTTTGAGGAATTCCCCGCCGGTCTTTCGGACCCCCCAGAGGCCAAGACAGTATACACGATGTTCATATTCAGACGTTTTAGCAAGTCCTTCGTAATAGGCTTTCCGTGTTCCCGGGCAATATCGGTTATCATAAAAAGTACTGTGTGTCGCCCGGTAGGTGATGTTTACTTCTTCACCATCCTGCAAGGTTTCGGTGATCTTATCGGTAAAGGTCAATTCCTTATGATGGGCAAAATACCGCTGGTAAAGCCAGAAATCTTCATAGATGCCAGGTATATCCGGGTTGAAACTGAACCATATCTGGGTCTTGTAATGGTTCGACCGCAGGGAAGTGGTGATGATGGTCCAGTCATCGCTGGTAATGTCGGCGCCCTCTTCTATCCAGGCATGGCTGGGGTTGGTCAGGGATTTTATCTTTTTGGCATCATCCAGCCCCCGGGCCAGGAATACGCCGCCCGATTTACATTTTATTTCCAGCGGGCTCGTAGTGAACTTGAACAGGTGATCCAGTTTCCATTCCTCCACCACTTCTTTGATCATGGTCCACTGGCTATCCTTCACGGTGTTCTGCACCTTCCTGATAAGCGGGCACTTGAACTTCGGCAGTGCCAGGCAGATGGTGACCAGGATCTGGGCGATGTGGCGGGATTTGCCGCTGTCCCGGGAACCATATAGAAATTCAATGTCGTTTGTACTGCCGATGGTGGGCTGATAAACGGGTAGGAAATTATCGGGGTCAATATCGACATTGATCTTAGGCATCTTGCTGCATGTCCCGCGGCTTACCGATGGTTACGGATATCTCTGTTCCTTCCTCAAAGGCATTGATCTGTTTTTGCTCCGGCTTGCCTTCCAAGCGGTCGGCGATGGCATTGAAAGCCTGCACGTTCCCATTCCTGGCTTCCTTTATCATCGCCAGGGCCATGATCTCAATCTGGGATAAGTTGCAGGCCCGCTTTGTGATCGGGTTGGTTGTCGGCTCCTTTATCTTCAGGAATTTATTGAAGACGGTCTTCAGATTCATGCTGCCTTTCGGCCGACCATTCGGGTTGCGTACCTCACCAGGGCGGGCAGGTCGTAAATTCTGCAGGCGTTTGTCTTTTGGGATTTCGGGCGAATTATTTTCTTCTTCCATAAAATTATCAAATTACCATTTTATAACTAATTGATTACTAATACTTATTTTATCTCCACCTGATGTCCTTCTTTAATAAGGCGTTCACAAAGTAGATCGGCCTGGTCGGTGGTGTCACATATTACTTTGACCAGACAGCCCTTTTTGATCTTGCGGGCATTGAAAGTGACAGTCCTTTCTTCATTGAAATCGGGGATGGATAGACCCCAATCTGTCAGCAGGGTGCTGTCCCATCCGTTGGCCAGGGCATCGTAATCCCATTCGCCGGAATGGTCGTTATCCACGATGATGAACCGGTCGCGCTGTTCTTCGGTCAGGTTGTGGGCCTTTTTTACCCAGGAAGCTGGAACCTCTTCGTACTTCAATGCCAGCAGGACGCGGTATTTCATATTGCCGGCGATGATGATATTGGTCTTATCGATGACCATGGGGCGCAATTCCATCATCTGGGGAAAATCCTGGATGGAGCGTTTGAGGGCTTCGAACTTTGGATCTTTGATGATCCGGGGGTTTTTGTCGCCCAATGGTTTAAGGGTGGACAATTTTATCATGTTCATAGCAGTGAAAAGGGTTTTTAGGGGCCTTTTATAGGATAAATGTACACATAAATGAGAAAACCCCCAGTTACGGGGGTTTTGCAGGTGCGCCACCTTTACTTTTGGTAAACTCTTACGCCGTTGCTGCTTTCACGGCATACATGCCGGCGGTCTCATAACAAGTAGCGGCTTCCGCTGCTGCCCGTGGATCTTTGTCTTTGAGGGAAAGGGATAGATTGATCAATTCGGCTGTTTTCTGTTTGATCGCGTCCACGATGCTGTCGCCCCCGACATTGAAATGGATGCGCACGCGGCGTTCGCCTTCGGAATTGTATTCCTTGCCGGCTGCTGTTAATGGGGCTGGGCTCTCTTCTTTCATTTATTTTGGTTTTTGGTGAGAAAATGCGCGTTGTTGTAGATAGGTTGCCGCCTGATCTCGTTCGAAAGCCTGGAAGTATTTATCCACGCTGTCCTGATATCTGGTTGCTTCTTCTCCTGCCATCGTTGCCATCCGATCATAATAAAAATAATCATCCCGCTTATTGGCTATGACGGCATCGATTTCAAAACACTGCATGTCAATCTGCAGCGCCATATATTTATTAGTGCTGTCCTGATATTTCCAAAATAGCTGATGATTGGTTAGTGGGCGTTTGCAGGCACCCAGGCAGGCGATGATCAGCAGCGGGATGATCTTTTTCATTTAGTTGATTTAAAAGAAGTTAAAAAATGCTTTGTTGCCGATGGTGACGATCAGGGGGCGTTCGCCGGGTTTTATCTTGGCCTGTTCGCAGATCAGGGCCTGCCGATGCTCTTCAATAAGCCTATGCCTTTCCAGGATCAACCGATCGCGTTCCGTCAGCCGTTCCAGTGTTTGAAGTTTTTCCAGCATCATGGGCTAATTTATTTAGGGTTTGCAAAAGAAATTCCACAATACTGTCGGAAGTCATTATCTGTGCAGCGGGGGATGGCAGACCGGCGGCATATCCCAATTCCGAAATAATTGCCTCCAATTTGGAAATTCTGGCATTATATCGGGAATTGATCAATTTTTCTTCAGCCAGTCCTTTCCTGACTGCAGCATTGGATTCCGTCAACTGGGTCAGCAGGCTTTTTGAAATGTAAAGATCCTGAACGCCTTGGTGGTAGAGACTCCGATAATCCAGGTTGGGTCCTTCCCGCTTTTCTTCTTCAGCTTGGTGGCGCTGGGCGGCGCCCAGGAAAGATTCCTGCTGAATGTCACGGATTTTTTCCATCTGTACTATGGCGACCGGCTTTTTTTCCAATAAAGCCAGCCGGTCCTTTATCTCATTGATGGAATTACGAAGGTTTTTAATGACCGCACGGGTATTGTCCGGCGCTCCATTGTCACGGTTCCAGTTATCTTCCCAGGCTTTTACGTCCGCCCTGGCGGCATCCCGTTCTTCGGTGATCTCTTCTATCTTATCCAGGGCCAGCTTGTGCATTTTTTCACAATGATTCTTTTCCTGGATCAGAACTTCTTTCTGCTGGCGTAGATGGCGATTTGCTTCATTTAATTCCTTTAGCCGCTTCCGCATGATGGAAATGGTGAAGTTTTCCACATCGGTCTGGGAATTTGCCGCATAATCGGTAAGCCATTCGACCATCGTGGGAAGCGGATATAAGGCATTTCCCCAGCAGTTTACAATTCTGTGAAGAAGAAGAACTTCATCGCCCGCCCCTTCGGAAGGGAATACAAAATCTGAAGCGGGACCATTTTTGTTTCCGGTCGCCGCGAATGTTTTCTGTGATTTGTAATCTAATTTGTCGTACATATGATTGGTTTTTAATTGATTACTGTATGAAATTGAAAGGATAGAAATTATTACTGAAGGATTGGGCACCGGTCGTATTGATCAGTTCAATGGGCTGGGCATCAATAAACCGGGTGGTTGTACCGTGGACCTTTATTCCCGTTACAGGGTGGCCTGTGCTGCCAGTGATGGTAATGGCCTTTTGAATGGAATATGCCACCGTGTCGGTGGGAGCATACAACTGGTTTCCATCATATTCCAGGTTGGTGAAAGTGGTGGTGGGGTAATCGATGCCGCGGAACATGATGCCATAGGTATAACTGGTGATGTTGTTGCCGCCGATATAGGCATTGGAAACATCCGCCCGGATGCCGTAGTTGATGACATGCGGGGAATTGTCGTCATTCTGGGATCCCGCAGGCAGGCGGCAATTTATTTCATTATTGGAAATATTGGTGACGGAATCGGTAGCCGCGGTCTGGGGGTTGATCATGAAATGCTCTTCGGAATAATAATCGGTCTGATTATGATCGATGTGAAGGCCGTAGCCGCTGCCATAGACAAAGCCATCCAGCGGTCTTTTGCAGGCCATTGGAAAGGTGCCCGTATATCCGCTGGCCTTGTTTCGTTGGATGAAGACTGAACGGCAGACTCCGTTACTATTATCGAAAAGCCAGATGCCAACGCAGGGATCAGTGGTTTGCTGGCCGTTATCATGTCCCTGGGGGGCGCCGAAAGTATTATTCTGAATATACCATCCAGTAATACCCTGCCCAGCGACTGCCTGACTAAATCCTTCAAAGCGGCAGTTTTGGACATATACGTTGGTCAGCAACTGGCCGCCAGTCCCTGTCATAAAGATGGCATCCGTTATTCCCGTGATCTTGCCGTGGGTATTCTGGAAGAAGATACCACTGATTGCCAGTCCGCTGCAGCCCGAAAAGGCGTAGATATAAAGCTGGGTGCAGGCAGAATCCTTAGTGGTTTTTATGATGGCGTTCTGGCCGACGATCGCGGGACTGGTCAGGCCACCAGCTGCGAAGGAAAGGATATTTCCGGACCCATCCACCTTGTTGCAAAGGTAGGTACCTGCCGGGAAGACCAAGGTTTTCTGCTGGGAGGCGGCGGCCGCCAGGGCGGTATTGATGGCGTTGGTGTCATCGGTGATCCCGTTGCCGGTAGCTCCGAAGGCTGTCACATATAAGGTATTGGATGAATGAAAGGCCAATACGCTGTAGAAGAGGTAAAGGATAATTTTCGTTTTCATGATGATTTTTTATTGATAGGCAAAGATGGATGAATTTCAAAGCCGATGGCTGTCTTTTTAACCATTTCCAGACTATGCAATATTGAAAGGGCATTTTTAAAGCCCCCGGAAGTAGCCGAATAACCAGTAATTTCAGCCAGTTCTGCCTTAGTGTAAAGGACTTTGGGATGATCGGCCAGGAAATCCAGGATAGTCCGTTCACAAAGACCCGGGCGGCTGCGGTAGGTATGGACGGTTACTTTCCCTTTTATAAGCGGGATCATGCCATAATTTTCGAATTTATCTTCATTGACGGCTTTGATCAGGTCTTTGCCTTCGATCAATTGTTCGGTCCGCAGGATAGACAGGGCATTCTTGAAACCGCCGGAGGTCTGGGAATATCCCGTGGCCATGGCTATCTGGTATTTTGTGAAGGCGCGGTCGAACCCGGATAACCAGGAAAGCACGGTCCTTTCACACCGGCCCAATTTGGCAGGTCCTTCGATAGGTTTCAATTCCACCCGAGCCTTCCCGGGGCCCAGGTTGGTTTCCTTTGCCAGATAATTGCCATTGCGTTCGGGATGAACGTCATCCTGCAGGTGCATTTCGAATTCAACGGATTTTTCAAATTCGGCATCGGAAACATTGCCGGGACTGCCGTTATAAATGTGAACATTGCTTTTTTCCGCTCCCAGATGATCCCGGGTAATATCCAGGATGGATATAATCACCTTTCGCTGTTTGTCAACGATCACCGCCAATTCCACCAACTGTTTCTGTGTTACGAGCCAGTCCTCCTTATATCGGTTCCGTTCTTTGCTGATCGCCGCCAGATTGTTCTGGTATCGGGTGATCAGGCCGGCTTCCTTATCATTCGGGGGGATTCCGGCGCCCCATTTTTTAAGCCGCTCCCGGAGACTGGAAACTTCAATCCGTAGTTCTTCAACGGTCTTCAATTCCTTTTCCGCTTCCTGGGGGATGTCCTGAAGGCTGGCCAGGATGTCCCGAATAGAAGGGGGAGTCGACGGCATCGATTGCCCACCGGTCCTTTTTTCGTGGCTGGTCTTTACGGGAGTAACTTCGATTTTCCCATCCGTTTCCTGTTCCAGTTCATTGATGAAGGCAGGACCATGGGCAAGGAATTGACCAGGTTGCAGGGCCCGCAGCATGGGGCCGATGACCTTACGGGACAGACCCAGTTCATCGGCAGACCGTTCCATATCCATCGTCAGGCTGGTTTTGCCGATCATCTTGTTTTGGCATTCGGCGGCGGCATCCTTGTGGAGCTTGGCCAGTCGCTGGGTGGAAAGGATGCCGGCAAGGCCCCGCTTCCGGCCCCGGGTCATCACATCAATGACGGCGTTCCCGGACAGCGCCTTATCGGTCTGGGGGCAAAATAAATGGGCTTCATCGATGAAGATCAGGGTGTCCAACCATAAAGTCTTCGGCAGGTTCATCAGTGCCTTCAGGAACTTATCCACAAACTGGGCCCGTTCGTGGGAAAGGAGGTCGTAAAGATCGATGATAACGGAAAGCCGGGTTTCGATGATCTTCCGGGCCAGGATGTCGGCGTATTGGACGGAAAGGGGAAGATCCCCGTCACTGACCGCCACCAGGGCGAAGGGGAATTCCTCCCGGAGGGTGACGAATTCCCCTTCGATGTCCATGATGATCATGGGGACCTGCCCGCTATTCTCTTCCATGATCTTTCGAAGAAGGTAGGATTTTCCTGATCCGCTGCCGCCAGTGACCAGGAGCCGGGTCTTCAAAAGAATGAGGCGGTTCATTACCGTGCCGATATCGAAGTAGTTCATAATTTTTCAGTTATCAAATCCATAAATTTTTTAAATTGATCCACAGGGCATTTTATCTTTATATCGTTGATTAGATCTTCCAGCGTTTCAATATGATCAAAATCTGAAGTCGCAAAATGACCCGGCCGCGCCTCTATTTCATATCCCCAATAACTGCCGGCCTCCTGTTCCCCAACTATCCAAATCCTATATCCCCTATTACCTTCATCATTCAATGCAATAAAACGGTAGCCGATATCACACGTCGTGCCACCCTTGTCCCAATATTCATTAAAACCCAGGATGTCCAAAATCTGGTCCGTTATTTTGTCCGTTAGGAACATGGTGTAAATTTTAGTTCGTCACCGGTGAGGGCGAAAAAAAGGTTTTGCAGCTGGTGGACGTAAGGAAGGTAAACACGAAAACAATGGCTGTCCAACCTGAATCCATCGCTTAATTTAATGATTACAAATCCTTTATCTACAAAATAATAAATAGGGCACTTCGCAGAAAGGGTACTTTCCACAAATCCTAATTTTGGCAATATTTCCAAAGTTGTCGGAAGGGGTTCGGCCCTATATTGCTTGCCAGGGATACCGTGATCGATGGTGATGTCATTCTTGTCTATGCGGGTGACGGTCCCCACGGTCGGATAGATCATGTGGATCATCTTCCGGCCAGGATGGTAATGGTTGACCAGATTGCCGATCCTAAATTCTTTGGGGTTGATCATTAAAAGTCCTCCTTTTTAACAATAAAAATCCATATAATTATAATCCTTATTCTCTTCGGTGGCCCAGATAGCCGCCAGCAGATCACCCCATCCCCGATAACTGAAGGTTGCAACCGAATTGTCTTCAAATACTGGCACTCCTACCGGAAAATTTTGATGTTCAACGCCAGTCCATCGGATGTTCTTTTCTATAATTTCGGCGCGAAGAGCATCGATATAGGGGCGGGAAAGTTCCGTAGGATAGCGATAATCCGGCCACCGCATGCCATCTTCAAAATAACCACCCGTCGTGTCGATGCTGGGTTCCATCTTTTCGGCCTCTTCCCAACTGACCCATTTTATGACTTTCATGCTTCAGGGGGATCAGGGGTGAACTGAATAGAAATCCATGGCCGGGCACCATCTGGGACATTTTCGCCCTTCATCAGAAAGACGGAGTAGTCCACATAAACGCCGGCGGAACTGCCATCGCCATCGTCGGCTTTCATATTGGCAACTACATCCAGCAGGGCAACAACAGGATTACCGGGAATGGCCCACAGGGCTTTCAGTAAATCGTATTTACGCATATGGTTGAGGATTTTAGCGAAGTTTATCAGCAACCCCCATAGGGCTATGATTGGAATATTCGGCGGGAGGGCGCTGCGGGGCCACCGGCGCCATGGTCTTTTCATACTTCCGGCCCTCCGGATAGCGGGCCGTCATGACGTATTCCTTTCGGGGTGCCTTTTTGAAGGTAAGGCGCCATTCATCGCCCTTTTTCTTTATGAAGGCGATGCTGATCCCAAAAATGTCAGACCATTCTTTTACGGTGTGATCGCCAGCATTTTCTTTAAAGAAGGTCTGATCCTCTTCTTTACCGATCTGGCGGGAGGGTTTTTGTGACATTTGATTGATTTTTAAGTTTTTCGAAATCGTTCAGTCTTTTTTCTATTGTTCCATAATTCAGGTATGTAATGCGGAAAACCGTCCATCCCATGGCGGCGGCTTCGTTGTACTTGTCGGTATTGTCGGAATACCCCTTGCTTTCCGTGTGACCAGTCTTTTTGAAAGCCAGTCCTTCATATTCGATGGCGATCATCAGGTCCGGTATTGCCCAGTCGAAACGCCATTTCCGGGTCGGATGAAAGCGGAATTCTTCCCATAGGCGAACATATCGATGGCCGCACCAACCCAGCAAAAATTCGCACACCCAGGTCTTTTGAGGATGGACGGCGTTCTTCCAGGCCTTTGCGACCACCCTGCCAGGTAGCATACCTTGCTTTGAATGACCCCGGCCGCCGATCACAATGTAACCTTTGATCTTGCCGGAATCCTTCATAGCCATAAGATCCTTAATGGTAAATCTCATATGGCTGGCGATTTATGAATATCGTAAAAGTACAATTCATTATTTAAAATTCCTAATTTCCTTTAAACATATTTAAAATGGAAGGCCTTCATCACCCTGATTGGGATTCCAGTCCTGCGGTGGCCAAGCAGGTGGGGTATTATTGGCATTGTTGTGCCCTGGGGCCGGGGCCGGATTGTTCGTTTGTCCCCAGCCGCTGGCCGCATTGTTCTGGGCACCGCTCTTCCCGTTGCCGATGTATACCTTCTTTTCCCCACTGTCCCGGCCGGCTTTGGTCGATGACAGGGTAATGGATACATCATTCCCATAATTGTCCGTCCGGTCATTTACCCATACATCGATGCTGGCATAGGCATGATTATTCTTCCCCGCCCTTTTGATGGCCGAATGCCCTGTTTTGGCGATTTCTCCCAGCAGGGTCAGGTCAATGGATACTTTAATTGGTTTTGACATTTGATTGATTTTTAAAAGTTTACTTCCTTCTATCTCTTCCCTTTTGTAGGATGATGTTCATCGTTTCCCGAAGCCGACTACCGACCCGAACCCCATAGAATTCCTTTACTTGGTCCATGGTCAGATTAGTGGTCATGTGCAGCAGGGTGCCGGTATTCCCAAGTTCATACCGTTTTTCGATAAGATCCCCGATCACGTTCTTACGGTTGCCGTAATGGATTTTTAATTCCTCCGTTCCGATATCATCGATACAAAGCCCGGCATTCGGATGATAGAAATTATCCATGTCATTCACAGGTAATTTGTTCAGGAAAGTGAAGGGGCCCATTCCTTCTTCGCCATCCTTACCAAAGGCATCGGCGATCAGTTTCGCAGATCGGATGAAGTAAACCTGCCGGCGGTTTCGGGAGAACAACTGCATCAACCAGGTTTTACCTACCCCGACCGCGCCGCCCAGCAATAACCCTTTTTCCAGACTGGGGTCCTTTATGCCGCATTGGGCTGCAGCATCCACGAAAATCGGGTCCTTTGCGAAGTATAGGCACATCAGTTCGACAAAAGCCTGATTCTCTGCATCCACCCGGAAAGCCCCTTTGAATATCTTTTCCGCCCTGGCCAGCATGTAATTTCGGGTAAGGGTAACATCCCAGTTCCCGAAAAGGAAACGGCGGTTACTTTCCTCCATTTCCCGGCGCCGCTCTTCATCCAGGATCAACTGTTTGCGTCTTTTGGCTTCCAGGAGAGCGCCGGCGGTTTCCTCTTCCGTCAGCGTGATATGGTCATAACTCTCCAATGCCTTCACGTTCGATTCTTGTGGGATCTTGTCCGCCAGCGGTAGGGCTTTGATGACCTCCGAAATGTGTTTTTCCTGCATCGTTTGAAAAAATTAGTTCATCCTGCCAGGATGAATTGTTAAAAAATGTGGCCGGGTCCTTACGATATTTTTTGTTCGGCTGGGCCAGTTTATAGCCGGGTAGATATGCCATGATCGCCTGCTGGGTTTCCAGACTGAACTGATCCCACTTCGGCATCAGTTTTTTCTTGTCGCCCACTTTTTTGTCATAGGTAGTCCAAAATTTTTCAAAGGGGATTTTCTTGTCGAATTCCAATTCGATGACCGGCGCTGTTTTTTTTGTCTCCTTTATTAT